AAAAAAAATATAATAAAAATAATAAAAAATAAAAAAAAAATAAAAAAAATAAAAAAATAATTAAAAAAATAAAAAAAAATCTTAAAAAAAAAAAAGAAGAAATAATAGATTTAGAACAAGAAAATCAAAGTACAGCAGAAAGACAAGCACAAGAAGCAGATCAAACATCTGAAGTTTTAAATATAAGAGATGATTATAAAGAAAATAATAAAAGTTTAGAACTTGGAAAACAAATTGTAGAAGATAGAATTCAAAATGTTGAAAGAAAACAAACTACAAATAAAGTTGTGGAAATAGTATTAAAAAAAGAAAATAAAAAATTACAAAAATTACAAAAATAAATTCATCAGATAATATTAATGAAAAAAAAAAAGAATTAAAAAAAGTTAAATCATGTACCTTTTTATCATGTCCAATGTAAAATACTCTAAAAATTAATTTAAAAAAGGTATTAAATGTGAAGATACGCTGGAATATAAAATATTATATAATAAAAGTACAAAATATACCGAGGAATGTAGAGAACATCCAAATAGATCTAAACAATGGAAGAAAGTTGGATGCAATAATTCAAAAAAAATAGAAATTGTTGATATTACAAAAGATTTATTAAATAAAAAAAAATTAGAAAATATAGTAAAAAATCCTAATTAGAAAATATAGTAAAAAATGACATTAGAAAAAGATTAAAAAAAGTTATAAATAAACTTAATGAATTAAATTTATAAAAAAATAAAATTATTTTTAAATAATAATTATTTTATTTTTTTTCAAAATATTTTAAAATAAAAAAATAAGTTAAGATACCAAATAAAAATCCGGAATGATATTTAAATTTCATATGTTTATACATTTCTAACCAAGCTTTATTTTGTTTAGATGTAGTTAAATGATTAAGCATATAATCACTTTTAGGTGACAATGTATAATACATATAATGAATAAAAGCGGCTGTTGCAGCCATTACACAATTTTTATTATTAATATTTTTTGAATTTTTAAATATTAAATAACTAATAATTGCGCCAATTAAATAACCATGTAAATTAATAACAGAACGTTCTTTAATTATTTTATTATATTTTTTTTTTTGTTCCGAATTAAGTAAATTATATAATTTTTTATATTTTTTATTTTTATTTGGTGATAAAGTTATAAATAATGATGCGCAGGCAAAAGCTGTAATTATTGCACAATAAAGATAATTCATTTATTATATTTATTGTCAAGAAAATAATTATTTTTGAATTCTATTACTGTAAATAACATTACATAAGTAAATCATTAGTAATATTTTTTAATAATGAACTAATTTTATTACCAGATTCTAATAAATTACCCGCTCCTTCTTGTTCTTTTTGAAAATTAAATTCATTATCATCTATTTCTTCAATTTGTTTATTTTCTTGAGTTGGACTTTCAGAAATATTCACAATTTCATTACTATCACTTTCATCTATATCTTGATCTGGTTTTAATTCTGGAATTTGCATATCTTGAATAGTTTGTGTAGATTGTCTTTTTTGTATTTCTTGTTTTTGAGATTCTTGACTTGATTGTTCATTCATTGATGGAAAAGACTCAGAAGAATCATTAGTAAATAATTTTTTTTTTAACGCAGTCTTTTTCTTATTACTTTTTTTCTTATTACTTTTCTTTTTATTACTTTTTTTCTTATTACTTTTCTTTTTATTACTTTTTTTCTTATTACTTTTCTTTTTATTACTTTTCTTTTTATTACTTTTTTTCTTATTACTTTTTTTCTTTTTTGCACCACCATTTTGATTTCGTATTTTATTTGTAAGTTCATTAAGTTCATTATTTTCATTATTTAAATCTTCTAATAAATCATATTGTTCATTAATATTTAGTTTAATATTATTTATTTTTTCATCTATTATTTTTATTATTTGTTTAATATCATTAATATTATTGATATCTACTTCATTAACAACAAAATCTCTTTCTAATTCAATATTTTGTAATTTATTTATAAATTGTTTGAATAATAAAATATTTTCTTCACTCATATATTAAATATTAAGAAAAAAAATTAATAATATAAAATTACAAATAAAAAAATAATATACGAAAACAAAATTATATATTTTAAAATATTATCAAAAAAGATTAGATTTTTTTCTAATTTTAAGTCATCGTATTTTATATAATTAAATTCTTTAATAATTAAATTCTTTTCTTTTGATTTAGAATTATTATATTTATAAGGTGACTTTGTATTAATTTTTAAATAATAATTTTTATTTTTACCTAAATTATATAATAATCCACTTTGTAAAGTGCATAATTCACAAATTATAAAACTAGTTAATAATATAGTATCCATTGTACTAAAATATCCAATTACTGGAATTTTCCTAGATATACTTTGTACTAACCATATAATTGTTAATGGTATGAAAATTAATATATATGTTCTAGTATATATTTTATAATTAAAAATATTTATGATACAAGCGGTTATAGTTAATAAAACTGTCATTAGAATAAATATATTATATGCTTTAGAATAACGTTTTAATATTATTTCATATTTAATAACTGACCAATATTCATTTGGACAACACAAATATTCAAGTTGTTGATTCTCATTTATTAAATTAGTTATTTCCCATTCTCCTTGTTTATTCATAAAATCGATTGTATTATTTTCAGGATGTGAAAATATATATAAATATTTATTATGATACTGCCATGAGCCAAATTCCATAATACACTTTTGTTGGTCAAATGGAAAATTATGTAAATCTAATGAACAAGTAAATCCAAATGTTAATGGTTTAATTAATTTTACTTCACCATTATATTCTAATCTTATATATTGTTCTAAATTATATAAATTAGGTTTCTGTGCAGCATTATAAAGAACTAAATCCGGTATCCAAACATTATTTTCTAACACTGAAATTTTTTTTAAAGGGTATTGACTATAATTCCATTTTAAATGTTTATCTTTCCATTCATAAATAATCCATAAATTTAGAAATAAAGTTTCTGTTACTTGATTAAAACTTTCTATATTTTTAATTTTCATTGAAATTGATAAATTAACCGCATCATTATAATCTAAAACAGGTCTAATTTTAGGATCATAATTATTAAAAATTTCATTTTTTATCTGTTGTTCCAGTGGAGAACAATTAATTTTAATTATTAATAAAAATAATAAAAAATATTTTAAATACATAATTTTATTAATTTTATTTAATTTTAAATAATTATTTTGATACTTGAGTTCTAGGATTACTTTCAGTTAAATAATTACGAGTAACTCTAACAAATTCAGCTTTATTTTGAAGTTCTTTAATACTTTTTGAACCACCATAAGTTAATCCAGATCTTAAACCACCACAAAGAGTATCTAATAAATTTTGGGCTGTACCAGAACATTCTACTTCAAAAGATACACCTTCTGGAACTGTACCAGATTTAACTTTTCCATAATAATCATCTTGAAAATCTTTAGAAGCTTGTCCTCTATATTTCTTAAAGCTTTTACCATCTTTTATAATAGATTCACTTGGACTTTCTAAAGTTTTAGAAAATAATCCTCCAATCATAACTGTAGATGCTCCTGCTGCTAAAGCAAGTACCATATCTCGACTATTTCTTATACCTCCATCAGCAATTAATGGAATTTTAAGTTTTTTTGCAGCTTTTGCACAATTTAAAATTGCTGTAAATTGTGGTACTCCAAATCCAGTTACCATTCTTGTAGTACAACAACTTCCTGGACCAACACCGCATTTAATAGCATCTGCTCCAGCATTATATAAATCATGTACTGCTGTTGGGGTGCATACATTTCCTGCAATTACTTCTTTATCAGGAAATTTTAATTTGATTCTTTTAATTAAATTAATCATAACTTCAGAATGACCGTGTGCAATATCAATACATACGCCTCGTGCTCCTAATTTTAATAATATTTCAATATTTTCAAAATTATTCACACCACATGAAATATAACAATTATTCTTATATTTATTTACCCATTCTTTTTGTTGTTCTAAATTAGTAAATCTATGAAAAATTGGAATAGAACCATTTTTAATTAAAATATCCGCAATTTTATTACCAATTGTAGTATCCATATTGGCACATAAAATTGGTATATCTAATTTAGAAGTTTTAGATAATAATGTTTCTAAACTTGGTTGAGTTCTTGATTCGACATTATTAAATTGAGGCACTAAAGCAACATCGTCAAAAGTTAAAGCTAAAGCTAAATTAATATCCATATTTATAGATATTAATTTAGTTTTTACTCTAAGTAAATATTAATTTAAAATTATAGATATATAAATTGTAAAAGTAAATGGAACTATTAATCTAAAAAAATTATCTATATATTTACAACATAAATTAATAAAAATTAAAGAATTTTGTTCTTGATCACTTAAAAATAATACTTTATCATTATGACTAATTGTTTTATAAATTTTATTAGAATAATTATTACAATTATTTGATACAGCTTTTCTATATGATAAACTTCTAATTAACTCATTCTCATTATCAATTTGATTTTCTTCATCAAGTGTTTGATTATCATTTGAAATTTCATTAATATTTTCTGAATCTTGTTTATTATATTTTTTATATAAATTAGAATTATATACAATATTCAATAATTTTTTATTTTTTATATTAATTAAAGCATATATTATACCGCTCTCTATCGAAACAAACATTGAACAAACAAAACATGATAAAAAAAATTTATCCATAATTGTAAAATATCCAACAACTGGTACTTTATCAACAATAGTAAGTTGTAAAGCTAAGATTGTAAGAGGTATAAAAACTGCTGTACTAGTTCTACTTATATTATCAGATGGTAAAAACATAATAATTATACTTACATAAACTAAAGTAATAGTCATACCAATTGATAGTAAATAATAATGAGTAAATCTTTCTAATTCTATTGTATATTTAATTAAAGTTTTATTATCATTTATAATGTTATCTAAATAAATATTTTTTACTTCCCACTCACCATGTGAAAAAGTAGAGAAAATATCTACAGCTTTACTTTCATCATCATAAGGTTTTAAATTTAAAAAAGTTTGATCATAAATCCAAGAACCAAATGTCATTGAACAATTTTGTGAATCAAAAGGAAATTTATTTAAATCCATAGAACATGAAAATTTAAATATACCTGGTCTACTCCAAAACATATTACCATTACTATATAAATACAATCTATCATCAAATTTATAAATTTCAGGTAAAGATGCCGCATTATATAATTCAATATCTGGATGCCAAATTTTTTTGGGATCAATAATAATAAAACTTATATTTCCAAAATCATTTTCATTCCAATTTAAATAACTATTATTCCAATTCATTCTTAACCATAAATTTAATTCTATTGTTTCAACTTTTTGATTAAATTCTTCCAATGTTTGAACAGCTATACCCATATCGACATTTAATGGTTTTTCTAAATTTTGTCTAGGAATTATAAAATTATCTAAAGAATTATTATTAAATAAATAATTTCTTAAATTTCTCTCATAATTACTTTCTTGTAAAGATAATAATAATAAAATGGGTAATATCATATATATATATTTAATTAATTTAAATCCTTTAAATATATATATATATTGATTCGTATTTATTATTAAATAATTTTCTTAAATAATTTTATATGTCTTTAGATAACTTACTTAATCAGTTAGATTTATATAAAATATTACATGTAGATAATAATAGTGATATTAAAAAAATAAAAAAAAATTATTATAAATTATGTTTAAAATATCATCCAGATAAAAATGATGGAAAGGGAAATCTAAAAAAATTAAATATTGTTACAATGGCTTATAAAATATTATCTGATCCAGAAAAAAAAAGAATTTATGATAAAAAATTTCACTCTAAATTAAATTTAGATAATATTGAAAAAGACTATCAATCAGATAATAATAAATTTAAATATGATAATGAAGAAATAATCGATAAAAATGATAATCGTGAAATCAGAAATTTTGACCAATTAATTAAAGAAAATAAAAATATTAATAACTATTTAGATGAAATTCCTAATTTATTTAATAATGGTATATTTGAAATAGATACTTTTAATAATTTATTTGATGAAGTTAAAGAAAAATTTTATACAAATGATGAGATGAATAGTAATCAAATTATTAAACACAATGAAACTAACAATTCAATCTATTCTTATATTGAAAATAATGATATTGATGGAAATTATAATCAAGAAGTAAAAAATGATCAAGTAAATATTCTTAAAAATATAAAATTAGAACAATATAGAAAAAAAAGAATTATTAATCAAGATAGTGTAAAAAATTCTTATAAAAATTTTTTAAATGAAAGGAATAATACTAATATGAAAGCATCAAGAGAATATGATGAATTAGAAACATATGATAATTTATTAAATTTATATGGTTTTAATAATTAATTATTTTTGTAAAAATTAAATAAATTATTTTTGTAAAAATTAAATAAATTATTTTTGTATAAATTAAATAAATTATTTTTGTAAAAAATTTTTAAATAAATTATTATTATAAATAAATGGATAAATGTTCTAGATGCGGGGGTAACCATGAAAATTTATTTTGTATGTATTATAAAACAAATATTTATTCTAAAAGTAACATTGTCTTACAAACATCAAAATTACAATTTTGAATATTTACATTAGTATAACAATTTCCAAAATTCTGCTTACATCTAATTTTATTTTTTTCAAATGAATCTTTTTGATATTGTAATCCTTGATTTTTTAAGAATGTGTTGTAACTATTTTGAAGAACATTATTTTCTTTAGAAATATTATTATTAATATGTTTTGATGATAAATAATTTGTAAATTGTCTACCATCACTCATTAAATATGGACAATTCATATATTATTATAATAATATATTAATTTTATTTAATAATAAATTTAATATAATTATTTATTGTTTACAGTTTAATCTAATTCTTCTAGGATCATCTTTGCATATTTGATCAGAATTACAGCATGTCGGTTTAGAAGCATTAGTATAACAATTTCCAAATTGTTCAGAACGACATACATTTTCTTTAAGAATTTTTTCATGAGTATCAGCCATAATTTTATCTCCATTTTGTTGTAAATATTGTCTATATTGATAAGAGTCGCATATTGAATTATTATTCATTAATTCAGCGTTAAGGTCTCCATTAGGTCTATAGTCTGTTATATAATTTGCATCAGACATTAATTGAGGGCAGTCAAATCTAGTATTATTCATTTTATATATTTAAATAAGAAATTATTTCAGTGCATAATTCTTTTTTTATTTTATTTATTTTTTTATTACCTTTAGAATTTATTTTTTTTACATCAATTTTAAATTTTTCAGAAATATTTTGTATATCTTTAATATTTAATTTTTCTAAATTTGAAAAAGTAACATGATCAATATTATAATTTTGAGTTATATATTCATAATTATTATACTCTTCTTTAGTATCTTCTTTAGTATCTTCTTTAGTATCTAGATCATTTTCTTTTTTAATTGAAATAGTATTATTAATTTCTAAATAATCATTATTACTATAATCTAAAGATTTTTCACTTTCTGAATCATTATCTTTAGGTTGTAATTTTATATTAATTTTAGTTTCTTCTTTTGGTTTTTCAACATTATTAAATTTTAAAACTTTAGTATTTTCATTAGATTTTTCTTTAATAGGTTCTGGTATTATATCAAATATATCTACTTCAATTGTTTTAGGTTTTGATTCTTCAACTATAATATTTTCTTCTTCTTTAAAAGGTTCATTCTCATCAATTTCTTCAATTTTCGATTCTTTAAATGGTAAATGAACTAAATTATTATTTATTAAATTATTTATTAAATTACTTTCTACATCAGGTATTGTCTCTGAGATTATCATAAATTCAGCTTTAGAATTAATTTCTCCTAGATTTTGAATAATTTCATCTTTAGTATTAATTTCCCCAGGAATTGTTACCATTTGAATTGGTGGTTCATTTTCAGGATTTGGAATAATTTCAACATCGTTATTAATTCTATCATGAATTGATTGTTTGTTTTCAATATTTGGAATAATTTCTATATCTTCTTTAATAACTTGTTCTGTTCCGAACATTGTTTTTTTAATTAATTCCATTTCAGAATAAGCTTTAGTACTTATTTCTTTTAAACTATTATTTGTATTTTTTAATTCTACATTTTCTTTTAATAAATTATTTATTTGTCGTCTTAAATAAAAAATAACTCCTAAACTTAAAACAGTAATTACAATTATAGAAAAATTTTTTTTTAAAATATTAATCATTTATTTATAATTATTAAAAAAAAATAAATTTATAAACACAAAATAAAATATTTTATTACTATATATAATGATTGTAATACCTATAGGAGTTGAAAATAATGCACATAATAATAAAATGGTAAGTGATATTCTTAAAGTTTTTACCGTTGCCGTAGTAAGAGAATTAATTGTTTCTAATATTTATAAAACTAAACCATTTCCACAAAAATGGGTAAATATAACATTCGCTTCACTATTTGGTTTAATAGTATTTTACATGTTTATAAGTCATCAAATAAAGTTTAGATTAAATAATAAAACACAAATTCAAGAATCAAATTAAAATTTGATTTAAAAATTAATTCCATAAATATAATTATATAATTATGGAATTTATTAAAAATGGTAAAATCTTTAAAATAGATAAAAATATTTTTATTAATGAAGAAACATATATTGAAATTGCATGGAATACTATTAATAATTTAAAAAATTATTCACAAGATGAATTTGATAAATCTTTAAGAAATTCTTATATAAATTATAATAAAAAAAAATTAAATTGTAAATATAATTTTTAATTATCTTTTAGGTTCTAAAAATTTATATTCAGGATCTTGTTGTCTTTTCCATTTTTTATTATAATTATGTTTAATATTATCATTTATATTTTCGGTTTCAATATGTTGTTTAACATTTTCATTATAACATTTATCATATTTATTATAAAAATCTGCATCTCTAATTAATTTTTTTTTAGGTAAATAGTCGCCAACATTAGTATTTTGGTGGGCTTCTAAATAATTAGTAAATTTACTTTGAGCCAAAACCGCATCTGGTTGGTCTCGAATAATTACATTACCTTCTATATCTTTATCCATTGCACAAACCGGGGGTTTTTGATGACCTTTATATATTTCTTTAGGATCTAAAAATGTCCATTGCGGATAACTCCAATTTGTTTCAATATATTTTTTACAAATACTTTTTTCATCGATTTCAGGACATCTAGGGCATTCCGGACATTTCTCATGGACACCCATATATGGACATTCTGGACATTTTTGACATTCTGGACAAATAGGTGGTTGTTCGCATTCTACATTTTGAAAGGATTCGTTTGAACTTTTATAGTATAAAAACGCTATGATTAAAATTATGAAAAAAACTATATTCATTATTTATATATTTTAATATAATATTTTTTTATAAAATAAAATGTTATTATATTATATAAAATATGGCTGTTGTACTTGATGGATTATACCTTAATACACCTGTTGTTGAACTTTACCCTAGTGATTTTGTGATTGTTGATGGTAGGGCAAAATTAATTTATGATAGATTTCCTGAAATTTATGGATTACCTGGTTTTGTTGAATTTTATGCTCCTTGGTGTCCTCACTGTGTTGATTTTGTTCCAGATTATCTTAATCTTGCTGAAATTGCATATGGATCTGCAGGTATAGATCCACTATTTTCTGTAACTGCTTTTAATTGTACTCATCCTGATTGTGCTCCATTTTTAGAAGCTATTGGAGTATCTCATTTTCCAACCTTTTTTGGTATCGGTGCGGATGGATTTTTACTTGAATATAAAGGAACTAAAAAACAAAAATCATTTTTAGGATTTTTATGTAATTCAAATGGAATTTGTGATTTAGTTTAATTTTTTTATTATATAAAATAAAGTAATTATTAATATAACAATTATAATTATTAATATAGAACACGTAACAATCATATAAGGGTATAATTTATCTAATATATAGATTACGGTTGGATCTATTAAATTATTAAAAATTTTATTTTTATTTTCATCTTTATTAAATTCAATTATACATTTATCAATTATTTCGGTAGTTAACTTTGAAATCATTTATTATAAAAAAATATTTTTTTTAATTAAAATATTTTTTTTTAATTTTAAACTATTTTTAATTTTAATTTTAAAATATTTTTATTTATTTTAAACTATTTTTATTTATTTTAAACTATTTTTATTTATTTAATTATATTCTGTAAAAATAAAATGTTAGCTATATATATAAAATGGCATCTTCAATGTTTCCAAGCGGATTAGAGTTATCAACTGAACTCCTTACTTCACTTTTTGATAAAACTGTAACACCATCTAATTTTATTATGACTCATAATAGAAATATTCTAGCAATTGAAAATCAACTTTTAGTTAATCAAAGTCAAATTAACAATTTAATTCAAACAATTCAATTTGTTCAAAATATTCACAGTCATCAACTTAGACATCAATTAGTAAAGATTCAGACTAAATACCAAGCATATGTTAATTTAATAGCTGAATTTACTAACAAAAGAAGAGAATATTTTCTTAAAATGATGGGTATTATTACTAACAAACAAAAACTTTTAAAACAAATTGCTAAATCAAATGTTAGAGAATTTTATAATCCAGTAAAATCATGGGTTAGTGGTGGTGTAAAAAATCGAGAAAATATAGCTATCTTAAGAGCTTTCTTAGAATTATCACTTAATTATACCAGATATAGAGATTCTAGATCTATTCTTAATCAAAGATTAAATACCCTTTACAAAGCAGTTGGAGATCTTCAAACTAGTATTATGAAAGCACTTCAAAACTTTGTTCAAGCCAAAGTAAGTGTTGATTTTAGTAAAATGAAATCTAACAATGAAATGCTTTTAAACAAATTAGTTTTACATGAAGGTGAATTATACAATAATGAAAAAGATCTTTTTAAAATCGAAAAACAATATAGAGACGTTTTCGGTATAGAAAATGAATATGTTTCTATGCTTGCACCATATGTTGGCAGAGTTAATAACTTATTTATGGCAACTACTTCTGGTGGAGGTAAATTAGATTTAGGAGGTGGAGATGCAGAAGCGATTCTTTCTAGTTCAGCTATTATACCTGATTTAAGAGCTGGTGATGTTTATTCAATGGCTGGTCTTTTACAACATCAATTAAAAGGATGTGAATATGCTCTTCATAATAACTATAAAGAAGTTGGAACAACTATACCGCAAATGATTAGAAATATAACTAGTGGTAGTGATATCACCAATAAAATGTCTCAACTTACTGATGTAGTTGTTAATGGACAACTTGCTCTTTTATGTGAAACTTTAAAATATTCACTTAATAAAAACAGTGATAGGTTCAAAGGATTACCTGATGTTGCTCCACCACCTGCATCTGGAACTACAAATTTAGGTTTAGGTAAAGACCATCATAGAGGTTATGATACCACCTCTAGAGCTTTTACACCACCTAGAGGAAATCCCAGTTTAAGAAACTATTGGACAGGAGAAGACAACACTTGGTGGACTGCTTCTCATATTGGTAGAGTAGAAACTATTCTTTGTATTATCAATGAAATTATTCACCACTTTGCAATGAGAGGATTCATTACTACTGAAGGAAGTCATACTTTCTACAATCAAGGTAAAATGATTGATGGTATGAGAGGTGGTGCTGATGTTGCTCAGCTCACTTTTCAGAGAGATGAAGCTAGAGATAAATCCTTAAGAGCCCTGAATCAGAGAAATGAAGCCATACGCAGAGCCAAAGTTGCCAAAAGAGGTGTATCTAGGGCAGAAGCTCAGAGAGATAGTGCTGTAGATGAAAGAGAACGATTTGAGAGAGCTGCATCTAGGAATGATGCTCGAGCATCTAGGAATGATGCTCTGAGAACTATTGCAGAAAAACAGAGAGATAGAGGTGTATCTAGGGCAGAAGCTCAGAGAGATAGTGCTGTAGATGAAAGAGAACGATTTGAGAGAGCTGCAACTAGGAATGATGCTCTGAGAACTATTGCAGAAAAACAGAGAGATAGAGGTGTATCTAGGGCAGAAGCTCAGAGAGATAGTGCTGTAGATGAAAGAGACAGATTTGAGAGAGCTGCAACTAGGACTTTAAAAGAAAAAGATACAGTCAGCCAACGTCTTATTGATCAAATGGCAACAGCACAAGCAGATAGAAGAGAGAGAGATAGTAAAGTCGCCGCAGTTGAAAGTAAGCTAAGAGTAGCACAAGCACATATAGATGAAACATGGATTGATCGTGACTTTGGTGAGGGTATTTTAGGTCTTGCTGGTGGAGCTCGTAAAAGAAAAGCCAAAAAAAATTATAAAGGTCAAAAAGGTGGTGCTGCTCAAAATGTTCCAGATGATTTAACACCATTAAGAAATATTAAAATATTACCTAATAAAGGAAAAAGTAACCAAATAATTACTGAAATGTTTGGACCTGTACAACCAATTTTAACAATTTTAGAACAAAATGAAAAGAACAATTTATTTGGTTTCAGACCAATGGTTAGACCAGAAATACTTTCTGCAACTTTAGGCTCAGTTCTTGGTCAAATTAGATCATCAATATTTAAAGATGAAAAAACTCTTTCAGGAATTTCAGATATTTCGGGATTATTAAATCGTGCAGCAGGTGGAGCTACTGGCGATCCTCTAGTATCTTGTTTCAATATGGTTGAATACCAAAAAGTGGCTGCTGCGGCGGGTGCAGTTAGTTCCTTCCCAAGCAGATCTAGTGTTAATGTGGGTGTTGATGACATGTATTTCAAAACTATTGATCAGTTCGCCGAACATCTTCAAAAAAAATTAAGCCAATTAAACAAAGTATTAGTCCAATCATGGAAAGTCCATAAAACTTACACTGAGAACATTAATAAAGTTAAAAATATATCTGAAAAAAAACCAAATGGGGTAGAACATGTTGAAAGACTTTGGGAAAACATGAATGCTGCTGTTGGTATTGCTTACGTATATGATAATCCAAAACCACTTGACAGAATTGACCAACATTTAAAAGAATTATCTGCTGAACATTTATATAAATTAATCAATAATAGAGGTCCATATAATCCATCTACTCACAGTGGTAGATTATGGTACAAATCTGGTGATACTGATAGTAAAGGTAATACAGTTTCCGATGATGACATTACTGTTTAAATTTTTATTATTATAAATTAATTTTCTTAATATATAATAATATGAATAACTATAAAGTTTATCTTAAGGATAAAAATAGTATTTTTCACCAAAATGAAAAAAAAATATTAAATTTAATCTCTACCAAGGATTTAAAAAATAAAAATAAGTTTTTATCTTCAAAAGTAAAAAACAGATTAATAGATAGTCTATTGTATTTACATCAATATAAACCAAATTGTGTGGTTAGAAAAAACTTTAGAAAAAAATATAATTTAGAAATGCATGGTGGTAAAAAAGAAATGATAACTCTTCAAAAAATAATTGCACCCACCCCTCTGGAATATAATAATGCTGATTTAGAAAATCAATTTCAAGAAGTTACCGGTAAATTATTTAAGAATCAAAAACAATATATTTATCCAGATGGGGATTCAAAATTATTTATTCAACAACCACAATTCGATTTTAATAATACAATTGACCGAAAATATAAACAAAAACAAGAAATAGAACAAAATGAAAATTTAATTTTAGAAATAATAAAAAAATCTGGTAAAACTAGTTCTGAATCACGATTAATATTTAATGAAATTGAAAAAAATAAAAGAAATAAAAGTGAATTAAATAAATATTTATCTGACAACACAATTAAACAACCAGAAATAGATTTAATAATTAATATAAAAAAAAAAATATTAGAAAAAATAGAATTAAAACAAGATTTAAATAAAATTAATCAATTAACAGATATAGTAACTGAATCTAAAAATAAAACTACTTTAAATTATATTCAAGCGTCAAATGATGATAATAATAATAAATTAATGCGTAAAGAAATGTATAAACCAGATAATTTAATTTTCAATTCAATGACTGATTATAATTTAGAATTTGTAAATATGAAAACACAAACTGAACAAAAATGTAAATATCAACTAAAAAATGAGAATGCCATAAATAATAATGAACTTCGTAAAAAATATAAAGAGTATGAGGGTTATTATGAGGATGATAAAAAAGGTTTAATAGAATCAATAAAAAAAACAAAAATTAAAGACCCAAATAATTCATTTAACTATATTTATGATGTTGACAAATTAATAAGTGATCTAAAAATTACTTTTGGTAAAGTTACTCAAATTAGTCATACTAACGACATAGTAACTATTACAACTTCTGAACAACATAATTTACAAATAGGTAATACTGTTTATTTTTTTAATACTTCAACTGTTCCTACAATTAATGGTATTGAATACACTATAACACAGATTGTAGATAATAATAAATTTAATTTTTCAAAAAGTCTTAAAAATATAATTGAATCAACTGGTGATTTTGGTAATCTAAAAATTATAGATGAAACAAAACATTCTCGACTTTATAAAAAAATTATTGATTATCTAAAAATTAAAGATAATAATGATAAAGTAATAACAAAATTTGATCCTCAAGAATATAATGATGCTTTATTAGGATTACAATTATTGTATGAAATAGAAAATATAAAAAATCAACCGAATCTAAATCCCGTTTTTTTAAAAGAGTTTTTAAAAAAAAAATTACATTCTCCAGGAATACAATATTCAAAAATTAAAGATTTATTATCCTCAATAAGTGATACAAAAGAAATAGATGAAAATACAATTAGTTATATTTTGAAAAAAGTAAACATATTACATTTAATCACTAACAAAAAATTATTAAATGAAAATCCACTTATTGAAGTAGCTCGTAAAAAATATAATTATACAGATAAAGATTATACCTTAATTAAATTATCCGACTTAAAAAACTTTATAAAAATATTTTCATATATTATAAATAAAAATATAATTAAAGTTGATTTAAAAAATATTAAAAATAATATTTCAGATTTATTAAAGGAAATATTAAATAAAGAAGATTTACTAAAAAAAATAGAACCGGAAGATAATTCTTGTAAATTTAATACACAATGTAGTGAAGATAATTTATGTCATTTAAATAAATGTATATATGAAGTATTGGCATCATCAGGAAAACTAAAAGGTGAAGAATTAACCGGATTAGAAATAAGAAAAACTGTAGAAGATAAATTTAAAAAATTATATCCTCAACATAAAAATGAAAATTTCATTAATGAATGTAACTGGTTAGATGGTAAAGTAATAAATTTTTTAGAAAATGAATATAAAATTAGAATTATATTAATTAATAAATTTGATTATAATTTTAACCAAGAATTAATAGAATATAATGATTTTCAAAATAATACTAATATAAAAAAGGATAAAAATAAAGGTACTCTTGAAAATTTAGATGAGATTAAAAATATAAAAAATACTGTTAAAAATATAGGTATTAATTTGATTGATAAATATAACATGTCTCAAGCATTACAATCAAAATATAGTGTAAAAAATAAACAAGGAGCAGTATTATGCAATCAATTTAATGGTACAAAGGTGACATATTTTAATAAAGTTGTATTTATTATTTATAATACCGACCAAAATTATCAATTATTAAAAATTAATGGAAAGACACAATTAACTTTAAAAGATATACCAGTAAAACTAAAAGAATTTGTAAATAATTCATGTAAAACTGAAGAACCCATATTAAAAATAAGTGATTCTGAGTTAAAAGATAATAAAATAGATTATATATTATTAGAAAATAAAATATTAGATTATTTTTATAAAAATGGTTTAAGTAAAAATATAGAAAAAATAAATTATTTTAGTAATTTAATAAATTTATATTTAGACCAAGATGAATTAATTGATATAAATAATAAGTTAAATGGAATTACTTTTAAACTTGAAAATGATCAATTTGTTGCAGATTTAAATGTAAATGTAAATATTAATTTAATAAACTATGAATATATTTCTATAACTTTAAAAAGAAATAATAAACCATTTAATGGTTATGAAAAAGAGATATCGTATAATTTGGGAGAAAAAGATAAAGAATATAAAATTATTGATAAAATTAAAAATATTTCATATTTTAATAACAAATTAATAATAAAATCGAATATATTTTTAGATTCCAACTATTTTGAAAATAATCAATTTAAAATTAAATTATTTAATAAAAATATTAGACAAGAATTTTTATTTAATTTATTTGATTTTATATGTTATTTAAATAATGAAAAAGATAATTATTATACTAATGATTTAAAAAAAATAAAAAAAATAGTAGAAAATAACCAATATCTTTCTGTTTTAATGAAAAAAATAAAAAATCAAGATCAATTTTTAAAAGCTTTTCAAGTTTATAAAAAACTTGGTTTAGAAAAAATTAAAAGAAATCCTGATTTCGTATTGATCTCGATTAAATTATTTACACAAGCTACCCCAAAAATGTTATTATTAATTAAACCTGATACATTTTTTTATAAAATAATACCACAATGGATTAAAGACAAGAATTCGAATTATAATCAAAAAAGAAAACACTTTAATAAAACTAAATTATTAGATATAATGAATGACCAATCTAAGAATAAAGTAGATGAAATAAAAGATTTGCTTGTAGATTTAGATTTAGAATATCAATATATTATTATTTTATTTATTTATTATTTAATGTATTTTTAATTTCATTATCAATATTTATTATTTACTATATTTTTTTGCTTAAAGGAATATTAAATATATTTATTAAAAATGTCTGATGATCTTTTAATCGAGATAAAAACTGTTCAATGTGGAAGTATTAGAACTTTAATTGAAGCTCTAAAGGAAACATTAACTGATACCGTTATATTTTGTGATGAATCTGGTCTAAAAATTAAATGTATGGATGGTAATCATATAGTATTAGTATATCTTAAATTAGATGCTGAAAAGTTTGAATATTATAAGGTTGATGGTTATCATGAATTAGGTGTAAATATGAATAATTTATTTAAAATTATTAAAACAATGAATAATAATGATACACTTACTTTATTTTTAGAAAAGGATAATAAATGTTCATTAGGAATTAAAATAGAGAATGGTGAAAAAAATAGCAGAACTGTTTATAATTTAAATTTATTAGATTTAGAACCAGATAAAGTCGATATACCTAAAGCTGATTTTGATTATATAATCACTTGGCCATCTCAAGATTTCCAGAAAATTTGTAGAGATATGACTAATTTACAAATCGATGATGTTGAAATAAGTTGTGTAGGACAAAAATTAATCTTTACATGTAAAGGGGATTTCGCTTCACAAACTACAACTATTGGAGAAAATAATAGTAATTTATCTTTTATTGAAGCAGAAGATCCAGAGCAGGTATTTAATGGTAGATATTCATTGAAATATTTAGTCCAATTTACAAAATGTACTAATTTATGTCCATCTATTGAATTATTTATGAAAAATGATTATCCATTAATAATTAAATATACAGTAGCTTCTTTAGGAGAAATTAGATTATGTTTATGTCCAAATAGTACTGAAGATGATTAATATTCTACCTGATGCACTTTATATATAGGATCTAATAACTTTAATGCATCCAAACTTTTAAATTCAGTTAAATTTGTTTGATATTCATTCGTTTTTGACCAAATTTTTATTACACTATTATATAAATGTGGATTAAATGAAATTCCATTTATATTATTCATTATATTATCATTTTGACTTAAATAATTACCAATTAATGACATTGATAAATGTTTCCAAGTGTTATAATTATCTTTTTTTTTTATTTTATAAGACCAACACCCCCCGTTTTTATTTTCAGGATCTTCCCATAAAGGAAAAATACCTTCTTTCATTAAAAATAACATAATTGAATCAATATTATTTAAATTTTTATATAATTTCCAAAAATCTTCTATAGAATTAAATGAAAACACTTTAATATAACTATCTCTACCCCAATTAGTATCTTTAATATCATGACACCATAATACCCATGTATTACTTAATTTATTTACATCTGTATTATTTTTTAATAATTTTTTTACATTAAATTTTAAAACTGAATTACTAATTAAAGTATTATCCGTCTGATTTATTTTGTACCATGTTTTTTCAGACATCATTAATATATTTATATTAAATATTTTTTTAAGTAAAAAATTGAATATATTATATGATAACTTTTACTAATAAAAAAATAAATGCATTTGCTTAAATATGTTAGTGAAGAAAAATCATATGATGAAATTAAAACTACTTATGAAGGAGATTCTGGAATAGATTTATTTTTCCCTGAAGACTTAATTATTAATGCAGGGGAAACTAAATTAGTTGATTTAAAAATTAAATGTCAGATGTTAGAGTCTAAAGAAAATTTGTCTACTATTTCATATAATTTAAGGGCTCGTAGTTCTATTTATAAAACTCCTCTAAGAATTTCAAATAGTGTAGGTTTAATTGATGCTGGATATACAGGTAATATTAAAGTTGCATTTGATAATATTAAAAATTTTGATTATAAAATTGTAAAAGGTGAAAGTTTAGTTCAATTAGTTGCAGGAGATTTAAAACAGATTCAAACTATGAAGGTATTAGATTTACAAAAAACTACAAGAGGTGATCAAGGATTTGGTTCAACTAATTAATAATTTTACTTAGAAATAAATTAAGTAAAATTATAAAAAATAATGTTTTATATTTTTATTTTTATTTGTCTTTTATTTATGAGTGATAATATAAAAACAAAATTATTATGGAATTATACTAAATTAATAACATATATTGAATTATGGAACAAAAATAAAAATAAAGATGAGCTTATCATTTTAAATATCTATAAATTAAAAAGTTTAAAAAGTGAAATAGTTAATAAAAAAAACTATATATTTCATAATTTTAAATTAAAAATAAATAATAGTGATGAACTTCAAAATTATAAAATTAAGTTTAATTATAAAAATAAAAATTTTAGAATAATTTTAAATATTAAAGAATTAAAAACATTTAATTTTAAATTTAATAATGTTTTAGAATCAAAATTTTTATCAGTTTTAAATGAAGAAGATCAAGATATAACTGATATTATAAATCAATATTCAGGTCCTGAAAGAAATTTTTATCAAAATAAAATTAATTTTAATATCGAAAAAATATATCAAGATTCAGATTTTAAAAATATTGGAAATAAATTTAAAATAATAAATAATCTTGCAGACGAAAAAGAAATTTATAATATAAATAGTTTTATGATGTAGATTTTATCCAATTAATTTCTTTTTCTATTATAAAATGATTCAAATTTAAATTATTATTGTTACTTAATAAGTAATTTTTAAATTCTTCGACTTCAAAATTTGATTGATAACCTCCTCCGATTCTAATTAAACAATCAATATTTTGAATTAAATAATTACATTCATCGCCATATTTTTCACCTATAATTGTTTGTTCATCTACAGGATAAACACCGTATTTACCTTGAAATATCATTTGTGATGCATATCCAACAGTTGTAAAATTATATTTTTCTTTAGCAATATCGTATGCATGCTTAGGAATACCTTCATTTGTCATAACACTTATAACTTTATATTTTTTGTTTGGGTGATATTTCAAAATTAAATTAATTGATTCAATTATTTTTTCTTTGGCGTCTGTTATATCAAAATTTGGCTTAAGACTGCCTATAATACCTATTTTAAATTTTTCCATTTAAATATAAATATAATATTTATTTTTAAATAAAAAAAATAAAACTAATTAGTTTTATTCATTAGTTTCATTACTAGTTTCATTACTAGTTTCAGGATCAAACCAAGAAATATTAATTACATCTTTTTCTTGTCCTTTTTCTTTATTATTAAGTCTTTTAAGATATACATTGAATGGTTTGAAATGTTCAGATAAACGATCCATAACATCTCCTTTTCTAAGTATATCACTTACAAAAATTCCATAGAATTTTTTATTTTCAAATTTATAGTATTTATAAATTTCACTCCTTTTATATCCTCTATCCATACTACTTTTAATTTTATCTTCTGCACCAATAATAATTTCATTAAAGGCGGCATCATATGCTAATTTTCTTCGGTCGTCCCATGCCAACGGAGTTCTTTCTTTTTGTACTTCTTTTTTTTCAGAAGTTTTTTCAACACATTGTTCGTAAAGTTGTTCCATTTTTGGTATATTATAATTAATAATTGTGTTATTTCTTTAAGTCTTTATTTTTAAAATACTCTTGAATGGTATAGTCAGTAATATATGTTTTAGGTATCCATTGATTTTCCCATTTTTTCCCATTTTCATCTACACCTTCCCATTCAATGTAAAATGTATTAGTATCTGGTCTATGATCTAAAATTTTTGTTACGTTATACAATTCAAGACTATTATCATCTTTTTTTCTTTTTTTTTTATCTGGTTTTGTATTAATCTCACTCGATTTTTTTTTTCTTTTTTTTTTGTTTGTTTTTTCATCTGTTTTTTCATCTGGTTTTTCATCTGTTTTTTCATCTTTTTTATTAATATATTCCAAATATTCTTGAAACATATTATAAAATATAAATGATTTGTCTAATAAATTAATTAGATAAAATGGTGAAAATTTAATTCCATAAAGATTACAACATAATCCATAATGAATTTCTAAATATGGAACTTTAAAAGAATCTATTGAATAAATTTTATCTTTATATTTTTGTTCTTCTAAAAAACGAGGTTTATCTAAAATTTTAACTTTATATTTTGTCTCTACCGGTCCAATATCACCGACTCTTTCTAATGTCCAAGTTGGAGTCCTTTTTTCTAATTCAAAAGTTACATGTAGATTTTTACTTAAAAATAAATGATTATTACCAGATTCAGCATGTTCTTTATAACCTAATACTTCACATGTATTTAAAGGTAAAATGTGTGAATTTTCAGCTTGTGGTGAAGAAACTTTACTTATAAAACATTTTGTTGAACTTTTTTTAACATTATTATTATAATTATTTCTAGTATTAGTATTAGACATATTTATTTTAAAAAAAATAAAAATATAAAATTTTGTAAAATCAATTTTTTTATTTAAATAATATTAAATTAAATCTTTAGTAATTTGTTTCATGTTATTACTAATAATTTTTAAATTTATGATTTATAACAGTTAAGTTGTATTTATATTCTTTAACCAATATTTCAATATATAACTCTTCAAAGAATGCACTATTATTCAATTTGATGATTTAACCGTCATAATAATCTTTTGGATATTATTTTAATTCTTCAATAAATATAGAATATTTCAGAAATCGTTTTATTATTTATAAAATTGATTAATTAATTTAATAATTCATTTAAAAAAAAAACTATTAAGTAATTATAATGGACATTCTTAAAAAAGTTAAGGGAATACAATTCGGAATTTTAAGCCCTGAAGAAATTAAAAGTTATTCAGTATGTGAAATTACTAGCCCTGATACATATGAAAATGGAAGGCCTAAAACAGGTGGTCTTTATGATAGAAGAATGGGTGTAATTGATTCTGATGAGATTTGTTTAACTTGTCAAAATAAACATAACAAATGTCCAGGACATTTTGGACATGTTGTTTTAGACAAACCTGTATTTTTAAGTAATTATATTAAATTAATTAAGAAAATTTTAGATATAACATGTTTTAAATGTGGAAAAATTTGTATGGAGTATAAAAAAACAAATATTAGTAAAATCATGGAAATAAAACCTAAATATAGAATTAAATATATTAAGGATAATTTATTAAAGAAAAATTGTGTTTCAAATTGTGGTTTAATTCAACCAAATGTGGTTTTAGAAACTAATTTAAGATTATTTTATGAATTTAAAGATGATGAGAGTAGTGATAAAAAGAAAGTACTTTCACCAGAATTATGTTTATATATGTTTAAAAGAATTAGTAATGATGATTTAAAATTAATTGGAATGGATCCAAAATGGTCTAGACCAGAATGGATGATTTGTACAATTTTACCAATTTGTCCTCCAGCTACTAGACCTTCTGCAAAAATTGAAAATATGACACAGAGACAAGAAGATGATATTACATATAAATATGTAGAAATTATTAAATTTAATCAACTTCTTAAAAAAAGGTCAGGAACAATGAGTACAGAAAAGATTGAACCTACTGTAGCATTATTACAATATTATTTGGCAACATTAATTGATAATAGACAACCTAAAATTAATTCATCATTACACCGTGCATCTAACAGACCATTAAAAGGTATTAAACAGAGAATTGAAAAAAAACAAGGTAGGATTAGAGGTAATCTCATGGGAAAAAGAGTTGATTTTTCAGGAAGAACTGTAATTTCAGCAGATCCTTTATTAGGTATAGATGAATTAGGAATTCCAATTGATATTGCTATGAATTTGACACGACCAGAAGTAGTTACAGAATATAATATACATAAAATTTATACTTATTTAATTAATGGTCCAAATAAATATCCAGGTATTAAAAATATTAAAAAAAGTAAAAATAATCTTATTACCTTAAAATATGTTGATACTAGTAAAATTGTTTTAGAAAAAGGAGATGTGGTTGAGAGACATTTAATTGATGGTGATATTGTACTTTTTAATAGACAACCTACATTACATAAGGAAAGTATGATGGCTCATAAGGTTAAAGTCGTTACTGGCAATACTTTCAGACTTAATGTATGTGCAACTACTCCTTACAATGCTGATTTTGATGGAGATGAAATGAACGTACATGTTCCTCAAAGCATATTAACTCACATTGAATTAGAAAATATTTCTGCAGTTGGAAAACTAATTGTAAGTCCTCAAAATGGAGGTCCAGCATTAGGTTTAATTCAAGATACCGCAACTGGTTTATATAAATTAACTAAAAATACAACTTTAATCAATAAAAAACAATTTTTAAAATATATGATTTATAATAATAAATTTAATGGTTATTTACCAAAACCTGATAAAACTATAAAAGGTATAGATTATTGGTATGGTAGAACTGTAATTTCAGAATATCTACCAAAAATAAATCTTAAAAGATTTAATAATTCTTATAAAGAAGAAAATAAAGATGATTATATTAATACTATAATAGAGATTAAGAAAGGTAAAATTTTATCTGGTCAATTTGATAAATCAATTTGTGGTCCATCAGCACGAGGTGGTTTAATTCATTTAATATATAATGATTTTGGATATGAAGAAGCTGTTAATACGATAGATACTACTCAACGTATTGTTACAGCTTGGTTATTAGATGAAGGTCATAGTATTGGAGCACGTGATATTATAACTCCTAAAAATTTAGGAAAAGATATGGATAAAAAAATTAACGAAGGTTTTGAAAAAGTTTATGAAAAAATTAAAATGGCTGGAAATGGTTTATTAGAAGTAGCCCTTGGTCAAACTATTCAACAGCATTTTGAGTCTGTAGTACATCAAACTTTAGATAAAATTAGAGATGATATTGGTAGTTTAATAATTAAAAATATTAATGAAAAAAATTCTCTTTATACAATGTATATCTCAGGAGCTAAGGGAAAACCAGACAATATTAGTCAAGTATTGGGAATTATTGGACAACAATCTATTAATGGGAAAAGAATTCCTAAAAATTATAAAAATAGAACTTTACCACATTTCCCTAAATTTGATGATGGTCCAGAAGCCGGTGGTTTTGTTAAAAATTCATTCTACACAGGTATGACTGCTGTAGAATTATTTTTCCATCAAATGAGTGGTAGAGAAGGTATTATTGATACAGCAGTTAAAACTTCTGAAACTGGATATATACAAAGAAGATTAATGAAGGCTAGTGAAGATATTAAAGTTCATTATGATAATACAGTTAGAAATGTAAATAATGCTATAGTACAGTTTTTATATGGGGATGATTCAATTAATCCGGCTTTTGTAGAAAGTCAAAAATTTAAAATTGTTAATTTAAATGATCAAGATATGAATAATACTTATAAAATTTCAGATGTTGAATTAAAATCATTTTTAACTGATTCAAGTTATAATAAAATGAAAAAAAATAAATCTTATCAAGGAATATTAGATTTAGAATTACAAAATTTATATAAAATTAGAGATAGTTTAAGAAAAGATGTTTTTAATTTTGATTTAAAAGATATAAATTTAGATTTACCAGTAAATATTTACAGACTAATAATTAATACTATAAATAGTTATAATTTAAAAGAAACTAAAAAAGTTAATTTAACACCTGAATTTATTATTGAACAGAAAAATAAATTTTTTACAAAAATAGAAGGGTTATTTAAAAGCAAATATGAACATGTGAATGAAGTAGAATTAAATTCAATTAAGTTATTTAAAATGTTAATTGATTCAAATTTATCAATTAAACAAATAATTAATGAATATCATTTTAATAAAGATATATTTAATTATATATTAGATAAAATTTATTTAAGATATTCTAAGTCATTAGTTGAAGCAGGAGAAATGGTTGGTCCCTTATGTGCTCAATGTATTGGGGAACCTGCTACTCAGATGACATTAAATACTTTTCATTCCGCTGGTATTTCATCTAAGAGTGCAGTTACTAGAGGTGTTCCAAGAATGAATGAACTTCTTTCTATAGCCAAAGAAATGAAAACACCATATATTAATGTTTATTTAGATGATGAATATGCATTTAATAAAAATAAAGCAAAACAGATTGCTAGTAGTATAGATTTTACATTAATTAGTAAATTAATCATATCAACCGATATAATTTTTGAGAAAGATCTTAAGAAAAGTATTATAAAAGAAGATAATCAATTTATATCTGATTATTATAAATATAGTGTTGATGATATAATTCCTGATAATTTATCATATTGGGTATTAAGACTTAATCTTTCAAGAGAAAAATTAATTGATAAAGGATTTAGAATGTATCAAGTAGCTGAAAAATTAAGATCAAATATACAAAATGGATATGTAATTTTTAGTGATGATAATTCTGAAGAATTGATTATTAGAATAAGACAAAATATTTCAACACTTACTGAAAAAGAATCTAATGAATTTTCAGCAATGAAAAATCTTGAAACTAAAATCCTAGAAGATATTAATATTAGAGGTATTAATAAAATAGAAGGTGTGGCTATAGATAGTTATAAAGAATATATGGTTAAAGAAGATGGAGGTATTGAATTTCAAGAAAAATTTCAATTAATCACTACCGGTAGTAATTTAAAAGATATACTTGGTGTTGAAGGTATTAATAGTAGTAAAACATTTACAAATGATGTGAGAGAAACCTTAAGTATATTAGGTATAGAAGCAGCTAGAGAAACTTTATTGTTTGAATTTAATGATGTAATTGAAGGTGCTGGAACATCTGTAAATTATCACCATTTATCTATTTTAATAGATAATGTATGTTCTAGAGGTTATCTTATAAGTATTGACCGTTTCGGTGTTAATAAGAGTGATATTGGACCTCTAGCCAAATGTTCATTTGAGGAATCAACCGAACAATTAATTTCAGCTTCAGTGACAGGTGAATTAGATCCTATTACAGGGGTATCAGCAAATATTATGATGGGGCAAGTTCCAATATCTGGTACTGGAATATTTAATGTATTATATGATGAACATTCTTCAGGTATTAAAACTGAAGATATTGAAAATATATTTGATTAAAATACAATATTTGATTAAAATACAATTTCTATTTAAAATTTAATTATTTAAATAAAAATTGATTATATTTTTTTTATTTCTAAATTTTAAGAGTAAAAAGTTATACATTATGTCTGTTTTAAAAGTTGATAAATATTATACTACTATTATTAATAGAATTAATAATAAAGTTAAATCAAAGAATAGATGTGTTAAGAATCGAAAGATTACAAAAACTACTACATGCAGTATCTGTCTTCAATGTGATTCAAAAAAGCAAATTAAACTGCCTTGTGGTCACATATTTCATAAAAATTGTTTTTCACAATGGGTTAAACATAGTTTGAATTATAGTTGTCCATTATGTAGAACAGACTGTGGATATCTTTATTCCAAATTTGATAAATCAAAACAAAAATATCAAATATTTATGAAAAGGTATTTATTTAAGAATGTTAATATTATTGATGAAGAAAGTAATTTAATTTTAAATATAAATATCAAAAATATTTATGAATTATTGAATAATAATTACGAAAACATTTTGGAGAAATATTATAGTTTTAATAAAAAGACTTATAAATCAAATAAGATCTTATTTGATATTGATGGAATAAAGATTACACATTTTTTAAGGAATATTATTGTATTTGGTCCTAATAAACTTGATATTAAAATCAAGAAAGTTTATTGTAATGACGAAGAATATTATTTTGATACTTCAGATGATGTAGTATCTAATTTTAACAAAATTCATTTTTATAATAATTATTCTTTGTATGAAAAAATATGTCAGTTAACTGCAAAAAAATATAACATTGAATTTAAGTATCAACACCTATTTCATATTTGGGATTTATCTTACCAATACTCTGGAAAAAATAAAGTTAATATTTTCAAAGTTATAAGATATATGATGAATAATTATATTGTAAGAACATTTGGCATTGAAATATGCGAACAAAATGAAACTTTTAACTCATTTAAGGAAGTATTACTTTATGATATACCACATTTTGTTCAAGAAGAGTATGAGCAATTTAAAGAAATGATAGTAAATAATGTAGATAATATTATTTCAGGAATTGTTATGTATTAAAAAAATTGATTTTTTTTTAATTAAAAATAAAAGATATATATATATAAATACAACTGAAATATCTATTGAATCAACAAACCACTACATCATGGAACAAGTCTCTCAAATGGAACTGCTCGCAGATGCAGGGGCGCTTGGACTCGATCAGGATATCTCGAAGGTTGATGAAGCAGGCCAAGTTGAGTCAGAACTCCATCATCCAGTTCAAGAGGTGACCACCGGTGACTTTGGTGGTCATATGGTAGTTGAACATCATGACCCTGGACCACCTGTTTCAATTGAAACGAAGCATTTCGACCAACAAGGTTTTGTTACTTATGATGGTATTGCATATTTAGTTGAAATCGGACGCATTCCTGAAGATTTGGCAGGTACATTATATGAACAGTCAATCAATTTTTCTCTATACTATCGGGAAACTTATCTTCCTGAACTAGGCCCTTCAGTTTGGATTGGTAATAGTTCAAATGTTCAATACAGTCCGAGGAAGGGTACATGGATGAAGCGTCACAGCTATGAAAAGATTAATAACAATGGACAGCAGGAGTATGCTTATTGTTGGATTGATGCCTCTGAAGATGACCTTCCAATTGATCACGCAGATATTTCTTATCATAAGAATAAGATTGCCCAAACTATGAGCACGATGATTACAAATTACAATATCAATCACGATTCTTACTATACGGACCTTGATGGATGGAAGCGCCGGACTAAGTTGGCAGTAGAGTAAATTCTTAAATATTTTAAATTTAATTTTTTTAAAAATTAATTACACTTAAAAACATCTCCCCATAATCTTTTACTTTTTTTGGACCTACTCCTTTAATATTAAGGAATTCAGAACTATTTTTAGGTTTTTTTGCTGACATTTCTTCTAGAGTTTTATCTTTAAAAATCATATAAGGAGCACATTGTTTATCTCTTGATAAACTAGTTCTTAACTCTTTTAATTTTTGTAATAGATCAGTATCAAAATCTAATTCAGGTTCCTGAAATAAATTTAATTCTTTTACTTTTTTTACTTTTTTTAAAGTATAAAAATTATCTAATTTAACTTTATCATCAATAACTAACTGACATTTTTTATATAAAGCCAATCTTTCATTCCAATAATCATAATAGTTTTTAAATAAATTTTCACTTAAATATTTATTTGAAATTAAATAGACAATTATTCTATCAATCAATTTAGTATCATATTTATCTTTTAAATTTTTTTTTACTCCATTTTTAGTTGCTTTTGGACCCATAAAATTAATTTCTTTAAATATATCAATTGCATGTTGAGTTATATCTATTTTTTCTAAATTTGATTTATCTCTTAAACAATTATCACATTTATTTCCACAAGTAAAATCTTTTTTCTCACCAAAATAATTACATAAAATATAATGTCTACAATCTACAATATTTTCAAAAAATGCAACTATATCCATTAGTTTAGAAATATCTCTTTCTTGAATCATTTTTTGTAAAATAATCTTATCTTGATAATTATAAAACATATAACAAGTTGAATCTAAACCATCTCTTCCAGCTCTTCCAATTTCTTGATAATAACTTTCTAAAGATTTAGGAAGATTATGATGAATTACAAACCTTACATCCGGTTTATCAATTCCCATACCAAAGGCTATAGTAGCCGCAATTACTTTTACTTTTCCTGCACTCCAATCTTCTTGAATTTTTATTCTTTCACTTGAATTAATATCTGCATGATAAAATTTACTATCAATACCATTTTGATTTAAATATTTACTCATAGTTTCACAATTTTTACGTGATAAACAATATATAATTCCAGTTTGATTTTGATGCTTATTATTAATTAAATTTACAATTTTATCTTTACTTTTAGCATCTCTTTCAAATGTTTGAATTTCTAAATTACTTCTATAAAAACTTTGTGAAAAAATTCTAGGCTTTTTTAAATTAAGATTATCTTTAATATCACTTACTACTTTTGGAGTGGCTGTAGCTGTAAGAGCTATGAATGGAATTTCAGGAAAAGCTTCATTTAAATTACAAATACTTCGATAAGATGGTCTAAAATCGTGTCCCCAACTAGAAATACAATGAGCTTCATCAATAACAATTCTTTTTAATTTTTTTTGTTCATACATTTCTTGTAATTTTGAAACTAATAAATAATTACTACTCAATGTTTCTGGTGTGGTATAAATTAATAAATATTTATATTCACCCATATTTATCATTAAATCTTCTTTATCATGGAATGAGGTATCTCCATAGAAAGAGCAAACATTTATTTTTTTCTTTTTCAGAGCATCAATTTGGTCTTGAATTAATGATTTTAAAGGACTAATTACTATAGTAATACCTTCTACTTGAGTTGCTGGGAATTGATAACATAATGATTTTCCACCTCCTGTAGGCATTAAAACAATAATATCTTCATTGTTAAGTGAAGCCTCAACAATATCTTTCTGTTTACTTCTAAAAGTATCGTGTCCGAATAATCTTTTTAGTTCTTTTTCCATTTAATATAAATATATACATATAATTGTAAATAAAAATCATTTTTATATTATCGAACATTTTTGTCATAATAGTTTTAATCCATATAGGATTTTAATTATTACATATATTTTATATAATATATATATATATATATATGGGAGTACATGATACGTATTGTTTTATATGTGGAATAACAACAACTGGAATACATTGGTATGAAAATGATATAGAATATTTAATGGATATTATTAATACTGGAGAATTCAATCTCCCAAGTAAATCAAAAACATATAAATCACATTTATTAAAAAAGACACATAAAATCACACCATCTTTATTATTAAATTACAAAAAATATGTTACTGATATAAAAAAATTAAGATCTAGATTTAAATGGTGTGATCAAATATATCTAATAACAAATGACAAAGTTATTAAAAATATTAAAAATCTCAAACCAGGTGATTATGGTAGTTATTATAATAAAAGCAAAAGTTATGAAACACAAAAATTTATGTGGGAAGATGAAAATAGAGCATTAATTTGCCATAAAAGTTGCTATAAGCTTATTAATAATAAATTTAATTACAAATTGGAAATAGATGATATTAAGAATAAATTAAATGATAATTCAATATTGACAGATTATGGAAAAACTGTAAATAAATACGTTGGATTTCAAGATTTTCCATGGACTTCAATGATAATAAATAATTCTGCAAATTTTGAAACTATTATGGCAGCTAATAAAAAACTAAAAATAAATGATAATAATATTAACTTCTTAACAGATCCTTTGAAAAATAACAAAAATGCAAAAAGAATAATCGATATCTGGAATCCAATTATAAAAAATTTAAAATCGAAATCAATATCAAAACTAATATCAAAATCAAAATCAAAACTAAAAAAATCAAGACCATCCCCATCTGAATCTGCAACCTTATATAAAATAGGAAAAAAGAAAAAGGGAAATGATGGTAATATATATGTGGTAATTGAAACTAAAAATAAAGTAAAACGATGGAAAAAGTTAATGTAACATTTAAAATCCTAAATGGGTTAAACAATGGTCATAATAAATATTATATTTTTATCTTATATAATAATATACAATGATTTATATATTATATTTTTTAATTTTTTTAGCCATATTAAAATATCATTATAATAAAAGTAAACAACCACAATACATTAATGAAAATTTTGAAAATGTAATTAATGCAAATATTGATATACTTTAATTTATTATAATAATATAATTAAATTTTATTATAATAAAATAATTTAATTTCTCATAATATATATATATGATTGGAATAATTTTAGTTTTATCTATTCTAATTATTTGTGGTATAATAATATATTATGTTTATAAGAATGGATACATACCTTATACAAATCCTCATCTGGAAAAATCAAAACTAAAAATTGATAATATAATTAATGAAATTGAAGTAAAATCAACGAGTCCTGATAATGAACTTGCTAAAGATAAAATATTTTTAGACAAAAAATTTAAGGAAATGTCTAATCTAATTCAATGGAATTCTAAAATTAAAGATTATATTATAAGTATTCATTCCAATAATTTAAGTAAATTTATGGGCATATTATTAAATCATCATCTAGCAGATGCTGATATGTCTTATATTTGTGAGAATGATACAGACACTAAATTTAAAGGATATTATAATTTTATGAAAGACACTTTTAAACAAAATATATATTTTAGTAAAACCAGTGAGTTATTTGATGTATGTTATCTAATAACTTCTAAAAAATTAAATGAAGATGATAAAAAATGTTATGAAGGATTTATATCAAATTCTCCAGGTTTTAATATATGTAGTATTGATAAACATAATGAATTAATTAAATGAAAAAATTTATTTAAATTTAAATTTAAATATAAACTATTAATTATTTTGTTTTGGAATTGGTAAATAATTACAAAATCCTTCATTCTTACATAGTAAATGTATTTTACAGTTCTTAACTGGAAAACAATGATGACATTCATTTTGATTACAATCCCCCAATATACACCAATTAGTTATCATAAAAAATCCTCGATAAGGAATACCATTTATAAATTTTATTTCTTTCATAATACATGAATTAAATAAAATTTCTTTAGATTAAAAAACATTGGGAATATATTTAGGCGAATCTAATTCATATAATTTTACTTTATATAAACCAGTATGACCGGGGACAGATATTTCAGCATTATCATAAATTTCTTTTTTATCTGGTATTGGTATTTTAACAGCATTATATTTAGAACTTGAAGTAACATAATATTCATAACTTCTACTTCCAGGATATTCTCTTCTACCAAATAAAGAAAAAGTTTCTCCACTATCGTCATTTTTCATTAAAATACCATATTGTTGATAGTTTTCAGGATATCCACGCGTAGGAATATTAATAGGTACCATTTGAGTTTGCATATATGGATGAGTTCTTTCAGGAGGCATTAATGGATCAGATAATCTTTTATAATTTATGGCTTCATTTGTATGAATAATTTGTCTAGAAGAAGATTTATCCAACTTACATGAAGTTAAATTTTCTTTTGATTGACTTAAATCATTTTGAACTTTAATTAATTTATTATTTGACTCTAGTAATTCTTGTTTTGAACTTTGTAATTTAAGATTACAACTTTGTGATTCAAAATTATTTGATTGTATATTTGTTATTGGTAAATTATTATTTTCTTGATATTTAACTTTCATATTATTAAAAGAATAATAACAAATACCAATTAACATTATAATTATTAAGAAAAACATATTTAAAGTTGCATCTTCAAAACATACTTTTGACATTAAATATATTATTATATAAGATAATAATAATATATTTAATATTTTTTTTGATTTTTAATATTAGAAAAGTTTTCACTATAGATACAGAAGTTTTCACATTTACTTTTTTGATATTTATGGTAAGAATATATTAATAAAATCGAAATTAAAACAAATGCAATACCACTTCTAACTAAAGTAGTTTTTTTAAAACAAATTAAGGGGTTTTCCATTTTTATATTAATTGGTGTTGGTTTCATATATATTATTATTTAAGATATTTTATTTATATTTAAATATTAAATTATAAATTATATTATTATTTATGAATCGTTTGTTAAATTTAAAACAAGTAACACAAAAAACTAAAGAATGGTTTAATTTAAGAAATGAAATAATTACGGCTACAGATGTATCCACTATTTTAGAGTGTAATAAATTTCAAACAAAAAAAGATCTATTAGATAAAAAAATAAATCTATTAGAAATAACTTCAAACGAAGCAACTGAATGGGGTAATTTTTTTGAAGATGTGGCTGTTTCTATTTATTCTGAAATTAATAATGTAAAAATTCATGAAATTGGTCTGTTAATTCATCCTAAATATAATTGGTTAGGAGCAAGTCCTGATGGAGTAATGGATAATAATAAATTAATTGAAATAAAATGTCCATTTTCTAAAAAAATTTTTAATAAAGTTCCAATAAATTATTGGATTCAAACTCAAATTCAAATGGAAGTATGTAATATTGAGGAGACCGTTTTATTTGTTTGTTCTTTTGAAAAAAAAAAAATAGATAATACTTTATTCCAAGGTGAAAAAAATGGTATTAATTGGAGTTTATTAAATTGTAAACAATTTATTATAAAAAGAGATTCCAAGTGGTTTAAATCTAATTTTTCTAGATTACAAGATTTTTATTTAGATTTATCTTACTATAAAAAAAATGGTTTAAATTTAAAAAAGAGAAGCTTATCATCTACTCGTTCTAATAAATATAGTAAGAAATTAAAAATAGAATATCAAGATATGAAAAAATGGAATAATATTACTTCTTTAATAAATTTTCATAATAATGATAAAATATTAGATTGGCTTAATATATATGGTCATAAATTATATCCTAAAGATAAAAAAACAATTTCTCATAAATTTATTGAACAAAAATCAAAAGAATTTAAAACACATGTAATTAATTATATTAAAAATAGTTATCCAAATAAATTTATTGAAATTACTAATCAACCTGATAATTTTCTAACATCAAACTTTTTATTTAAAAAAACTATAGATAATTTAAAACATTATCCTATAATCATTAATGGAATCTTACATAATCAAGAATATGAAATATATGGTAAAATTGACCTAATTGTAAATTCAGAATATTTTAATATTTTAACAGGAAGACAATTAATTGGTTATGATTATGCTTTAATAAAAATAGAATATTCTACTTTAAAATTCTTAAAAGATAAAAATTTTATAAATTCAAAATTATATCATAAAAATTTTATGCATATCATGAATGATTGTATGATTAAAAATAATTTTAATAGTATTGGTTCATTATTAGGATACAAAAGTAATATTAATAATAATTGTTTTGAAAGTATAGGTTTAATTAAAAACGATTCACAAAAATTAGATAATGCTTTAACTTGGTTAAAATATTTAAAAAATGATGGAAAAAATTGGAGTATAAATCCTCCAACTATTACAGAATTATATCCTAATATGAAAAACGGAAAAGATTATCCATGGCATAAAACAAAAAAAAGAATTGCTTTACAAAATAATGAAATATCTTTATTAACAAATTGTACTTTAAAAGAAAGAGATAATTTTCATAAAAATGGAATTTATAGTATGAATAATATTAATAATCAAGATTATCAGTCTCCTATTTTAGATCTTAATTTCAATTCAAATAAAATTTTTATTCCGGATAGAATAGAAAATAATTTTTTAAATTGGAAAACTTGTACTAAAGAATTATATATTGATTTTGAAACAGTCAATGATTTAAATAAAGAATACGAATCTTTTCCAGAACATAATAATAATACTTACATATATATGATAGGAATTGGTTATAATAATAATGGAACTTGGAAATATTATAATTTTACAGTAGACCATATAAATCACGAATCAGAACTTCAAATTTTAAATCAAATGAATAATTTATTACAAACTTTAGACTATGATATTATTTATCATTGGAGTAATGCAGAAATTAATTTTTTAAATGGGAGTAATTTACGGCATCAAAGTAATTTTAAATTAGATAAAAATTTAGATTTATTAAAAATGTTTAAAAAAGAACCGATTTGTATTAAAGATTTATTTGATTACAAACTTAAAAATGTAATTAAATGTATGAATAAACATAAATTAATTGATATAAAATGGGATGAAATATCTGATGGTTTAGATGCAATGATTCTAACTTGGAAGTATAATAAAATATCCTTAAAAAATAATATAAAATTATCTCAAATTAAAAAATTTAAGTCTATAATCGATTATAATGAAGTAGATTGTAAGTCAATGTTTGAGATTGTAAATTATCTAAAAAAATATAAAATATAATTTTTCTTATTATAATATAATGGAACAAGAATGTGCAATATGTTTACAAACGATTAATTATTATGATTTAAAAGTACAAAAATGTTGTAATAAAAAGTTTCATATTAAATGTATTCACGAATGGTTAAAAAATAAAAATACTTGTCCATTATGTCGTTCGGAATATTTGGTATTAACACCAAAAGAATATATAGAAATAAAAGATTTTTTTATAAAAAATAATATACCAGATATTATTTTTAAAATAGATATTTTTTTATCAGGAATATATCTAAGTAAAAAAGATAATGATTTTATTTATTTTTTATTAGTAATGTTTCGATTATTTAAAAAAATAATTAAATTAGAATAAGTTGTTTTTTTAAAAAAATATTATTATATAATATATATATATGTCTCAAAGTTATAGTTCAGAACCAATTAATTTTAAAAATATAATTACAAATAGACCATCTTTTGAAATATTTGAAAATATTGCTTTATTAACAACTTTTTATTTTGATACGAGTTTAGATATTACTAATATATATCTTGAACATAATGATATTGAAATTAATGATGATATTATTTATAAAGGTATGTTAGTATTTTTGAATACTTTTTCCTCTGAAGAAAATGAAAAAAAATTTCAAGAATATGTAATAGATTTTAGAAATAAAAAAATAGATTCAGAAAAAAAAGAAAATACTGAAACTATTTTAGAAATACCAGATGAAGTTATAACAAATAATAAATGTTCTTGTAAATTTTGTAAAATATTTAATAATGCTGAAAATATATTAGATAATTTTAAATCTAAAAATAATGCTGAATTAATAATATTAGAAACATTAAAATCAGATTCCCCAAAAGAATATATAAATACGGTATATTTAAATTCGGATAATTATTTTCTAAAGTAAATATATAAATATGATAATAAATTTAATATTATTAATATTATTAATATACCTCATTATTTTCTCATTTATTAATAGAGATCCTATGAAGTTTTCAAATAAAATGGTAAATAAAACAGCTCAAAGATTAATAAAATCATATGGTAATCCTAACAGAATAGAATTAGATTCTAAAACCAAAAAACCGACAAAAATGACATGGCATAATGTGGATGGTTGTGATGGTGTGATTGTAAAAGGAGATGTTAAATATAAATGGCATCCAATGCCTGCTGTAACTTTTGTTTATGCATATAAATATATGAATGTGCCAGAAAAATTACAAGGTGCCTTAATGTATGCTTCTGAAACAATTGGTGTAGATTATATTGATATACCTGAAATACATAGTAAAAATTATTATAAAACAGGTAAAAAAATGATGGCAAAAGTAAGTGGTGCATGCGCGTCTGTAACTATTTCGGTTATAACAATTAAATTTGTAGAAGATATGGTTACTAAATATGGTCAAAGTCAATTTGACATCGAACATTTATATCAAGTATTTAGAAATGAGTATGATACAAGAATATTAAATTTCTTATGTGGAAAAGGTATTAAACCATCTATACCATGGTATCAAAATAAAGTTGAATATGGAATGATAAATGGTCCATTTGAAGGTGAAAAATTACCATCTCAATGTATGAATATTTAAAATAAAAATTGAATTAATTAATTATGTTATATAATTAATTGATGAATAAAAAAAAAATGAATCATAATGATGATAGAGAAACAAAAATTATAGGAATTAATAATATAAATATTATTACTAACGGTACAATTCAAGATTTAGAAAAAATTACAGATCCAAATCAAATTGGACAGGTTATATATAAAGATACTAATGAAGTTAAATCTGAAATTACACCATTAATTATAATAATTAATCAAGGAAAAAAAAATTATAAACAACGTTTAGATGTTTTAATTGAAAATGGAGGTAATATGGACAAAATTGTTAATTATAATAAAATGTCTTCTTTGGAAATAGCCAAAAAATATAGAAAGTATTAATTTAAAAAAAATTGATTTTTTTTAAATTAATATTATATTTACTAAATTAATAATTACAATGAGTCACTACTTGAACCCTCAAGAAAACCCCTTTTATCTTACAAATGATAAACGACCTTCATCAAAGAAGAAACCATCATCTAAGCAGAAGATGGGTGAAAAACAACAACAACAGCCTAAAAGAGGTGGTGTTCAACGTAAGCTCCACTCTCGGCAACTGTACGGTGTTTCTAAGTTTTCACAAGTGAAAGAGATTGAAACAGTAGTTGTTAAAACATCTACTACAAAGCGTGAAAGGGAGTCATCTCCAAAGGATCACAAGAACGCTCGTACAAGTCGGCGAATGACTTACAAAGCAGGGAAGAAACATGATATTAGGAAGTGGTAGTATTATTAATTATTTTTTTATTTTTTTTTATATAATTTTATAAAAAAATTTAAAAATTAAAATCATAATTAGTCGTATAAGTACCTCCATTTAATTCATTCATATCACGACTACTATATTTTCCACCTATAATTGATAAATTTGTAGATGAAATTGGTGGCGCTATAGAATTTGATACCATTATTTTTTTTATATTATTTATTTTATATATGCCATATTTATAATGTAAATCTGCTACATAAAGTGTAATTAATAAATTTAGATCAGAATCAAGTAAAAATGAATTTATAATAGAATAATTATATTTTTTATTATACCTTTTTAATAAATTTTTATATATTTTAGTATCTTTATATTGTTCAATAATGTTATTAGGTATTATATTTTGAATACTTCTAGATTGATTATTTGGTGTTATATTTTGAATACTTCTAGATTGATTATTTGGTGTTATATTTTGAATACTTCTAGATTGATTATTTGGTAATAACCTTCTTAAAATCGGATAAATAAATTTATCATAAATACTATTAAATAATGAACTTATAAATTTAAAAAATTTAGAATTACTAATATGATCTATACTTTTTATAATTTCAAAATTTCTAATTATAAATAAAAATATTAAAGAATCAATAATATTAATATTAAAATAAATTTTTTTATTAACTAATCCAGGAAAAATAGGATTTTGAATTCTTTTTTTATATAATTTTAAAAAATAATTTTCATAATATTTATTACTAGTATACAATACGTCTGGAATATAAATTGGAAATCTACAGAATAAATTATCTAATATTTTAAATAATCTTTTTAATCTTTTTTTTAATTTTGAATTATTATTTACTACAATTTTCAATAATTCATGTATTAAATAATCTGGTGTTTTACCTTTTAAGATATAATTTTTTTTTCCAAAATTAAAATTATATAATTCGTAATCTTTTCTATTTTGTGATATATTGTAATTATTACTATTAAATATATCCAATCCAAAATCTAAAATTTCAATTTTTGAAGAATTAATTAAATTATCTAAATTAATACCTATAAAACCTCTAGTAAGATCAAACATCTCTTTATTTACAGAAGAACCAATAAATTTTGAAGAAAAAGCTGATATACCATTATTATGCGTTTCTACTTCAACCTTACTTTTACTAAGAATATCTCTAAAAGTTATTGTTTCTTGAATACAAGTATTTGCATCTAAAAAATTTTCTACATCAATATATGTTCCATCTTCTTGTAGTATTGTTTCAAATTCAATTTTATTATGTAATTTTTTTATTTTTAATGGATTATAGTTTAAATTTGAATCTGGTATTGTAATTTCATTTAAATTATTTGGATTAGGAGTACATATTAGCAAATATAAACGTATTTTTTTATTTAATAAAGTATTAAATGGAATATCATTTTGACTTATCAAGTACTCTTTCATAATTACAATTATATCTGTTAATTTTAATTCTTGTCCAACTTGAATATCTCTTGTTATATCTTGTATATTAAAAACCTTTTCTACTTTAATACCATCATCTCTATCTAATATAAATTTTAAATCTGCATTAAAAGTACCAGAATCATCTCGGTGTATAGTATAATCTGGATATTTACTTGGAAAATTATAAGATATCCCATCTTTATCCAAATTAGATATAATTAACTTTTCATTTCGGAAAGCAGCATCGTTGATACAAAACTGTCCCATTTTTTGAAATTGAATTATTTCTAAATTTTCAGGAATTAAAAAGGTATTACAACTTAAACATCCTCCATGAGCATTTAAAATAAATTTAGTATTACTATTATATAATTCACTTTTTATAATATATTTTTGATTAAAATAATCAATGCACTTTTTAGAATGTTTTTTTAAGATATTATTATGTTTTAAATTTATTTTATCTAAATTTTTAAAATATAAATATATTATCCTTGTTACATATTTCTTTAGTAATTGAAAAATATAATTATATTTATTATTACAAATGCCTTCACTTTCTAAAATAAAATCCATTTTTTTCATAGGATTTTTATAATTAAACTTTAAATCAAAGTCCCAATCTGATAAATCTTTATTATATTCATTATAATCATCTAAATAAAATATTTTATCATAATTTAGATTATTATTAATCAATAATTTTAATAAATTACCACCTTTACTAATAAAACTAACTTGTATATTATATTCATAAAGTAATGTTAATTCAATATCCTTTAAATTATCTTTAAAAATTGGATGTGACTCAAAATTTAAATTATCTAAATGTTCATTAACATTAAATTCAATATCTTGTAATATTTCTAATATAGTCATATTAATTTTATTATTTATAGGAATTAAATTATTATTACATATTGAATAATTTAAAAATAATTGTGTCATATTGCTTTGTAAATGTGTTTTAATATAATTTTCAAAATGATGTAAAATTTGAAATGATAAAAATAATGATTCAAAATCATTTTCTTCAGATGCTTCATATATAAAATTATTAATTAAGTCTTGACTATCAATCATTTCGAATAAAGCATCAATCTCATATACTTGAGATTGAAGTGAATTTTTTTCTAAATTTTTAAATCTTATAATAGATTTTCCATAATCTGGATTTTTAGAATTTATAATATTTATTGTTATATTTTTAGAATAATCTTCCGGTTTTTGAAATAAAGAATTTATTTTAAAAAACTCAGGACGTTCATCATTATATTTACATCGAATATTCATAAAAAATTTTATTTTAGAGTTATTTAATCCATTTCTATTATAAATTTTATATATAGTTTTTAAAAAATTATAACTTTTATAAAAAGTATTAGTAATAATATTATCTTCAACAAAATTATCTTTTTTTATATCGTTATTAATTAATCTTATTTTTTTTTTAAATATTTCTTGAATAATATTAAAATATTTATTTTTTTTATCTTTTAAAATTTTTAAATACTTAATAACAGATGATGAATTAACATTATCTATAATATTTGATTCATTAATTAATGGATTTATTGATGTATTCATTTATAATATATTTAGATAAAAATAATAACTAATAATTTTTTATAAAATGAAAAAAATATTTAAAATCTTTGAGTAATTTTATTCTATGTTTAATCATAAACTTTTTATATAATGTATCCCATGTAGAATTCCAAACGCCTTTTTTATAATCACTCATTGATTGTATATATTTACTACTTGAAATATATGGTTTTTTCATAGTTTTACCTCCAGATATACAAAATACCATATCTAATACATTTTGATACATTACCCATTCATAACTATCAATACTAAATTCCATAAACCATTTCAAACCTTCCCAATGACTAATTTGCGAAATGTTCATAAAATTACCAACTATCATTAATCTTTCAATATGATGTAAATATCCTGAATTAAACGCTTTTTTTATACAATCGTCAACAGGATCAATTCCTAACGAACCATCGTACCAAGCTTTAGTTAATTTATTTTTATTTTTAAAATAATCAGTAGAAGTAAAATCAAAGTATAAATAACAAAATCTTTGATACTCTCTCCAATATAACTGTCTAATATATCCTTCGTAAGAATTTATTGGTATTTTATTATTTAGACCCCTTATTTTATCTATAATTTCTAGGGGATTTAAAAGTCCAATATTAATAGATGATGATAAAACCGAATGGTATAAATATGGTTCATCTTGTTTAACATAATCTTCGTATGGACCAAATTTTTTGAATCTTTTATTGATAAAATCTTTTAACCATTTTCTTGCTTCAGTATGATTTATAGGATAATTAAAATTATCAGTATTTCCATAGTTTTTTGAAAAATTTTTTTTAACATACTTAATTGCTTCTTTAATATAAGTATTTTGTGTTACTTTAGGTAAATCTGGTATTTTTATATTTTTAGGTAATTTTTCTCTATTAGATTTATCTTGGGATTTTATATCAGGTATAATATTTACAATTTTTTTTCCAAAACTATAAAATGGAGCAAAATTAAACTTATCTGTTTTTTTTCTATATTCTTGATAATTTTCAATTGATAATAAAAAATTGGGTGATTCAAAAGTAGTATATTTTCCTTTTAATTCTAATTTATCAATTGGGTCAAAAAGAGAATATTTAGTCAGTTTTGGATTTTGATTAAATTCAAAATATTGAACATGATAATTATTCTTTTCAAGATAATTTAAGTAGTATTTCATAGATGCCCGATGAAGCACTAATTTCTTTTGATTAAAATTATATTTAGTAAAATATTGCGGATGTTCCCATATATAAAACTTGAAATTTTTAGGTAAATATTTTTTATCAAATAATTGATTCGGTAAAATAATAAAAATATCCATTGTAATAATTTAAATAAATAAAATAATTTAAAAATTATTACTTATATAATTCAAAGATTTTAGCATCTTTTATTTGTTCTAAAAAATACTTAACTGCTGGAAAAATATAATTTTTAATATAAAAAGATAGTTTATCAGATTTTTTTTCAAAATCTTTAATAGCTTTTATTTTTAATTCTACTAAAGTATGTTCTTGATTTAAATCAACTTCATACTCATTAGATATAGGAAGTGTTATATAAAGTTTTAATATTTTAATTAATAGATTTAATAAAGGATCAAATAATTTTTGTAATTCGAACCATAATGATTTATCTTTAATTGATTTAATATTAGACCATATTTTTGATCTATTTTCTAATAATAATTTAATATACATTATTACAATATTTAATTGAAATATAACGGGATTTCTTTCAATTTCGAATAATGCTTGTTCTGGTTCTATATATGTGGCACTCTTTTTTTTTTTATTATAATTTATTATTCCAGAATAAATAACACCATTTTTAAAGTGTTCTAACATTATATTTGGATCATATATGCCTGTTTCGTGAAACAATCGACTTAAATCTTTATATTTCCATGGTCCTCCGTAATATGAAAAATTTCTTTTATTCTTAAATAAATCTATCATTATTAGATCTTCTTGGTTTTCATAATCTAATATATTTTGGTTTTTAGTAATAAGTACAATATCTTTTATGACTTTCTTATTATAAGTTTCAATTGTCGTATTGTCTTTATACCAATCAAATTGATTTAGTTCTAGCGATTCTTTGGATTCTTTTTCAAATTGTAGTTTTGATTTAAGTAATCCTTGTTCTAAATCTAATTTATCTTGTTTTAATTTTCTTTTTCTAATTTCTTCAGCTTGTTTTGATTCACTTATAATTTGTTCTAATTCAATCTCACTTATTTGTCTCATTAAATATGGGTTAGGTGTTTTTACTTTAGGTCCTCCGGTATGTCTTTGTTCAAAAGTTTCTTTTAATGTTCCGCATATTATACAATTCGGGTGATCATCGTGATTCAAATATGTGCAATTAGTACAATTCCATGCACCACCTATTAAATTATTATATTTATTTAAATATTTAAAATATTTTTTTCTGTAATCCATAATATATATTAAGATATTATACAAGGAGGGGCTCCATTTACTCCAATTAACCAACCTTGATTTTCTTCTTTAATTTTGTTTTTATCAATATCAAATTCAGTTTTTTTTACTAAATAATTTTGATATTCATTTTTAGTTATTTTTTTAGGTAGATTATAATTAACATTAATTTTAAATATTTTATAATCATAAATTTTACTTTGAATTACACCATATTTTTTAAAAATTATTTCTTTTATTTTTTTTTTTTCTAAATTTTCCCAATAAATATTTTCAGTTAGAAAAATATTACCTATTCTTTTTTGATTTCTATAAAAAGGAATTTTTTTTTCAAAATGGTTATACAAGTTTTTACATACTAATCTTATATTTAAAATATCATTTGTAGAATTAATATTTTTAAATATACAACTTAATGCATCATAATGTAAAGCTTCCATATATATATATATAAACTATTTAAAAAAAAATAAATAAATATAAATAAAAAGATGAATCCAGATTTATTAAATGAATTAAAACAGCATACTCAAAGATTTAGTATAAGAAATAGATTTTCAAGTAGTGGAGATAATTCAAATGATTATTTAGAATTAGAAAATATAGATTTAGAAAAAAATTCTGAAGATGCAGAAGATGATTTTGATTTACTACCACCACCTAATAGTTTATTAGAATTACCTAAAGAAATTTCAATCGATTATAATAATGATATTATTCGTTTAAATAAAAAAATTAATTATAAGTTATGTTATTTTGGTTTATCTATTATTATAATTGTTACAGGGATGGGTGCAATATATAAATCATATATAATTTAAATAATAAAAATAATAATTTTAAAAATTATTATTTTTATTCATATTGTTCAAAATCGGGTAAATCATCGATGTTATTTGAATCAAAATCAAAATCATATTCTATTTCTTTATTTCTATAATCGTCTACTCTATCAATCTCATCTTGATACTCTTCTACATCTGTAATTTTTTTTAGGTCAATATAATCTACGCCTAATTCAACTTTTTCATCATCTGTAATTCTATAAATTTTATCATATTGTAATTTCTTTTGTTTTTCATCTTCATCTACTATGGTAGTTTTTGTAAATTCGTTAATATCAAGTAATTTATGTCTTTCAATTAAAATTCCTAGGAAATCTATTGTAAATTTATTTAAATTAATATCAATTTTTAAATTATTTTTATTAGGATTTTTTTTTTTATTAGAATTAATTTTATTTGTAGGATTAATAATATCATAAAAAATATTAATAAATATATTTTTTAATTCAACTGATTTATTTTTAAAATTTGATACTTCATTATAAATAATTTGATCTATTTTTTCATAAATATCTTCATTTTTTTTAATAATATATTCAAATATATTTTCAAAACTATCTCTATTTTCAATATATTTTTCTAAATATTCATATCCATAAATATTTTTAATATTAATACTAGCTTGTTTATTATAAATTAGATTTATAATTGTATAAATTTCAATAATATATTGTTTAATATTATACATTGCTAGACGATTATATTTTTCTTCAATCAATATTTTATATTTATCATTATTAATATTATTTAATTCTTCATTTTTTTTTATTTTAAATGTTCCTATATCTTTTAAAAAATCAGTTAAATTATTACTTAAATCATTATCACTTGATAAACTATTATTAGAAGATGTTTTAGATGTTTGACTTAAATTACTATATTTTACATAAACATCACTAATATATTTAATTTTAAAATCTTCTTGTTTTGATATAATTTTTTTGATATTAACATATGATATAAAGTTATGAATATAAATTTTTTTGATTATATTAGATTTTGATTTTTTATTATATAAATTATAATATTTTTTAAAAATACCAATTTTTTTACGGTCAATTTTGTCTATGTTTAATATATATCTTCCGCAATTATTACAATAATCAGAATTGTTAAAATTATGAGGTAAATTATCAAGACACACTTTACTAAAATAATTATCAATTATATCATCTGTAATTTGATTATCTTTTATTTTAATATTTATTTTATTCCAATACAACTGATCTAATTTATCATTATTAATTTTACTAAAAATATTAAAATTAAATAATTTTTTTTTAAAATTTAATTTTTGAAATATATTTAATAATTTGTCTTTCATATTTAATAAAATTTTATATTTTTTATAATCTAAAAATTCTATTTTTTTATAATTTAAATCTATATATTCTAATAGTTTTTTATCATTACGATAATAATTTTCAAATAAATAAATATACTTATTATTTAAATAATATATTAAATCTGAAGTTAGTTTTTCACTATTAATCATATTTTCATATTTGGAAATACTTTTAAAATTTAAATTTTTTTTATTATATTGAAATTTATCCTCTAATTTATAAAAATTACTTTTTAAATTTTTAATATTTCCAACATTTTCCATATAACTTACTCGATTAAATATTAATTTGTATATGTCAAATTTTATAGAATTAGCTTTTTTAAAAATTAAATTAAATTTATTTTTTATAATACATAAAGTATAATTAATTAAATCTTTTAATTTATAATTTACAATCTTACAAACTGAGGTATTTAATTTTTTATTAGGTGATGCCATTACAAACTGAATAAAAGAAGCAGCAATAAATGTAATTTCAATAATTTCTATCTTTATTTGTTTTAAATCATTATTTTTTACATTCTTTATATCTTGTAAAATAGATGAAAATGAACTATTAACAATATCTTCTTTTTTAAAATCAAATCTAGATGAAAAATTAATGAAATCATCTGCAATATTTAATAATCTTTTATCTTGATCTGTTTTAATACCATCTTTAGAAACTAATTTATCGTTTTCAAAAAATTTATTTTCTAATAAACCCGGTTCATTTTTTATATTTCTTCTACAAAATTTACATTCAGTATAACCTTCTTTTTCATTATAAATATAAAAATTATTTTCTAAAATTGAGTTAATATATTTTTTAACTTTTTCAGTTTTGGCTTCAACTAAGTCAATATAATAATATTTTTCGTGCATACATGCAATTGCATTATTTTTACAAAATGAGTTTTTACAGTTTTTACAATAAATATTTTGGTCTTTAGAAGTTAATGATGGATATTTTTTATTAGAATATTGATTAATTAGTTGTGATAAATAATTATATTTATCAACTTCATTTTCAGAATTAATAAATTTTTTTCTTAAATCATCAAATTCACAATAATAAAATTTAATAGAATCTTCATTTTTTATTAAATAATCATCTATTTTTTTTTTTTCAGATTTTGATAATAAATCATATAAATTAATTTGTAATTGTGTCTCTTTTTCTAATAATTCAAATAAATAATTTTTTCCTAATACATTTAAAATTGCATGATATAATTTATCTTTTTTAATAATTTCAATATTTTTTAATTTTTTTTGATTCTTATAGAAAATATTTAAGTTTAAAATTAAATCATGTTCTTCTAAATGTTCATTTATATTATTAATAAAAATTTTTATTTCATCTATACTTATTTCACCTAAATTATTACTTTTTATAAAATTATCTAAAAATTTAGATTTACTATCTTTAACTTTTAAAATTTCATCTATACGATTATTTTTTTTTAAATTATTAATAATAAACATATAATTATAAAATAAATAACCATTATCATATGTTTTAAAAAGCCAGCTTAATTTTTGTAAATTAGAATCACTTAATGATTTTTTATAAATATATGAAAAATTATATAAGTAATCAATAAATTTAGAATTAATTAATTCTAAATTTTGTATTTCAATATCTTTATATTTCATCCCATATTTTATTTTATTTAATAAATTAGATTCATATTTTGTATAAAAAAAAGTTTTTTCAATAATTAATTTTTTTGTAATATCATTTATTTTTTTTAAAAATTTACTAAAATCAAATTCATTATTAATTTTTATAATTTCATTTTTATATTTATTTTTATTTTTTAGATTTATATTTTTTAAATAAAAATTTGTAGGACAACATTTTTCATTAACTGTATTTTCATAAAAAAATTTATTAAAATCTAAATAAAAACCTATTATTTTTAAATCTTCATTTGATATTGCCATTCTGGTATCTTTTAAATTAAAATTTCTTATTACCATTCTAGAATTTCTAATACCTTTAAAAATACCAATATTTTCATCTAAATTATTAATATATGGATTTAAAAGGTTAATTAATTTTGTTTCAAAATTAGATGGTATTAGTATTTTTTTAAATTCATTAATATCTTTTTCCATTTCTGATGCTTCTTTAAAAATAGTATATGGTATAGTATTTTTTTGAAAAATTATTTTTTTGTCTGAAACAATTGGAATTATCCAACTATCATTAAAATAACCTGAATTATACATTGAATTAATATTTTGAATATCTTCTTGTGATGATAAGTACAATTCAACAATTCGATTAACAATTATATTTCGTTCATATTCATTCTTAAATTGTTTAGTTAATATATCATTTAAAATTAAGTTTAGGTTAGGTTTGTTTAATTTTTTCCATTGTATTATATCATCATCTTCTTTTACATTTTTGATTCTGATAACCTGTTTTAATTTACTAGTATTCATATATAATATATCATTAGAAATATATTTTTTAAATGAAAACTATTTAAAAGAAATAATAATTAAATATATATAAATATGTTTCCAAAAAATTATTTTTCTGATTTAAATAAATTTAAAAATGAACCATTAAATTGTAAAATTAACTCTAAAAATAATTTATTTATGATAAATTATGGAAAAAATATAGAATTATCTTCAGATCTGAGTAAACTTAATGGTATAATTGTTGAGAAAGACACTGAAAAAATTATTTATTATGGATTAGATAAAATGAATAAAAAAATAAATGATTTTTTTAATAATAATGAAGAATTTGAAGTATATGAATTAGTTGATGGACCAAAAATTGGATTATACTATTATAATGATAAATGGAACAAATGTACTAATAAAAAAATAAATGCTTCTGAGTCAATATGGCATGGACCAAATTTTGAAATTTTATCTGAAAAATGTTTTAAAAATTTAAATTTAGAATTATTAAACAAAGAATATTGTTATACATTTGTTATTCAAAATCCAGAATGTATCAATTATATTAAATATAATCATTTTGGATTAAAATTAATTTCAGTTAGAGATTTAAATCCTAATTCAGAAGCATATTTAAAAGAAATTACACATGATATTAATATTAATATTCCTAATAAATTAGAATTTACTAAAGAAGAAATTAAAAATAATATAGAATCAGAAGAAATTAAACAAATGTCAGGGTATATTATAAAAACATCAACAAAAATTTTTAGATTAGAAAGTAAAAACTATTTAGAATGTGTAAGCATTAAAGGAAATCAAAGAAATTTAAAATTTAGATATTTAGAAATTAGAAATGATTTTGTAAAAAAAAATAAATTTTTAATTTATTTTCCTGAATTAATTAATATGGCTAATAATATTGAATATCAAATTAGAAATACAGCTGGAAATATTTTAGATAATTATTTTAAAAGATATATCAAAAAAATCCCTAATTATGAAATAAATCCCAGATATAAAAGCATTATTTATATTATACATGGTATGTATATAAAAGATAAAGAAAAAATATCTTTTGAAAAAGTATTAGATTTAATAAATAATTCTGATACAAAAAGAATTATGTATTTAGTAAATACGGTTTTTAATCAAAATAATATAAATTTAATGTCTAATTAAATGTGTTTTTTATTTTTTTTAAATTATCAATAATATTATCAATAACAGTATTAAGAATTTTAGTACATGTCTCATTTCCATTTGAAATTAATCTTAATGAAATATTAGTATTTATATTTGAAATTTGTTGATAAGAACTTGATAATATATTTTTATGTAATCCACAATAATTCATTAATAAATTTCCAATAGTATGATTCTCATCTACAATATGATAATCATATGTATTTTTAATTGGAATATATTCAATAATATCAATTTTACTTTTATTTTCATTTTTAATAGATTCTTTAATAAAATTTAATTTATTTATAAAATATTCAAATGCTTTATTTATATAAATTTTTACATCAACATTTTCATTAGATTCAATTTCAAATATAACAGTTGTTGGATTATTAAATTTATTAATTAAATAATTTCTTTGTTTTTCATTAGGAAAACTTTTATTAATTTCACCATCTTTTTTAATTATTAATTTATTTTTTGAATCATCTTCTTTAAATTTATATCCTAAGTGACATATTTGATTCCACTTAGCATGTTCTTTTCCAGTACCTTTTTTTAATTTTGCTTCAAATATTAATTCTTCATCTTTTTTTAAACAATTTAATAAAATTTCTTTATCAAAATAAATTTTATTATTATTAGCAATAATATCTTTAGAATAAATTCTTTGACTCGGAATAGAACTTTTTATATTTAATTTAAACAATAGATCATCTAAATTATCTTTTAAATTATAAAATATAGGTATTAATTCAATTCTTGATTTTAAGAAATCATCATTCATTACACTCGTATTTCTTGTTATAGTTATTTCATGAAATGCATAGGTTTCAACTCCTGATAATATAATTCTTCTAAAACTATTAATTAAACTTAATTCCCCATTATTAATATTAAAATTAAATGATATTGAATATTTATCTTTAGAATGTTTGATATTAGTAACCTCAGCCATATATATAAGATAAATATTTTTAGTTTTATATAATTTTAAAATTAATCATTTTTTTTTTGTGTTAAAATTTATATATAAATATATCAAAAAATATAAAACATATGAGTGAAACGGAAAAGCAACAATATATATTATTTTTTAGTGAATATTGCGATTACTGTAAAGATCTATTAAGAGAAATTAATAAATTTCAACTTGAAGGAATATTTTCATTTTTTAATGTAGATACGCAGAGAAGCCAATTACCTAATTTTGTAAATGAAGTACCTTGTGTATTTTTACCGGAATTTAATCATGTTTTAACTGGTGAAGAAGTATTTGGACTTTTAAATCATATGAAAAAGGAATTAGGTTTAATTCCTGAACAAAAACAACAATCAGTACAAAAACCAATGCAACCACAAAATTCTTATGGTATGCAACCTCATCCAAGTGAAATGCAACAAATAAACATATCTCAAAATGAACCCCCACCAAGAATGATACCACAAAACACCGGTCCTCAACAAGGTGGTCCTCAACAAAGTGGTCCTCAACAAAGTGGTCCTCAACAAAGTGGTCCTCCACAAAGTGGTCCTCCACAAGGTGGTCCTCAACAAGGCGGTCCTCCACAAGGCGGTCCTCAACCGGATGATTTAGAAGGTTATAATATATGTGAAATGGGTATGTGTTCTGATAGTTATTCTTACATAGATAATAATACAATGATACAACATAATTTTGAGATGATTTCAGATTCTGATAAAATTGCTAAAAATAAAATTTCAGATATGACTAAACAACAAAGTTCTGATCCTAGAAAAGGTTCTATGAAAGAACAAAAGATTTCTGATTCTAAATATCAAGCTTATTTAAGCGAAAGAAATGCTGCTGGACCAAAACCAATTGAAAGACATTAATTAAATAAATATTTAGAGAAGTAATAATTTATTCAATTATAATGAGTTTTATTACTAGTTTTCATAATCAATTAGATGCATTTTTTAATTTTTTAATTGAAGAACATCCAGAAGAAAAACAATTTGTAGTTTATAAAAATTTTATTCAAAATGCAAGAAAAATTAATTCAATAAAAGTTATTTCTCAAATGATGGAACATTTAGAACCACATAAAGAAAAAATATATAAAGAAGATGAAAATTTTTTCTTAGATTATGATTTTGGAACTTATGGAGATGATGCTGATAATGAATCTTTACAATTAAAAGAAATTTATAAAAATAGTAATGATAAAGAATTTAAACAAAAACTATGGCAATATGTCCAAGTTTTATTAAAATTAGGAGAGAAATGTGATTTAAAATAAATATATTAATTTATATTATAAAAGCAACATATTTAATAAATAAAATATAATATATATATATTAATGTATATTATATTATTTATTGTAATAATTATAGTTTATTTTTTTGTTCAAAATGAAAAATTTACTAATATTTCAAATAATTGTATTAAATATATAGATAATACAGAAATAAAAGTAGTTAATAATAAATGGAAACATGATTTTGAAGATAGATTTAAGAATCATGAACCAAATTCAAATTTAAAATTAAAAGAAATTTTAAAAGAGTTACCAAATAATTCTTATATTATTGATGTTGGTTCTCATGTAGGAGATACCGGTTTATATTTGGCATATATATTAAAACATAATTATAAACATAAAAATATAAAAGTTATTATGATTGATCCTGATAATAACTTTTATATTTTATACTACAAATGTCAAAAGCCAATAATTTAGATAATATATTAACTATGAATTATGGAGTTAGTGATAAACCAAATAAAGGTTCTTTAGATAAAAAATATCATCCAGGAGGATGGAAAATAGAAATAAAAGATGATGGTAATATTAATTTAGATACTTTAGATAATTTATGTAAAAACAAATTAATATCATTAATGCATATTGATGTTGAAGGTATGGAATATAAATGCCTATTAGGTAGTAGTAGTATTTTAAAAAATGTAAAATATATTATGATAGAATTAAATGGAATAAATAATAGAAGTAATGAATATAATTTGTTAAAAAAAAATAATTTTATTGAAATACCTAATAAAAAAATAAAATCTGAAAATGGTAATGTTTTATTTAAAAAAAAAAATTAAAAACCTACTTAAAAAAATAAAATTAAAACTAATCATAATATGGAAAAAAACATAGAACGATTTTATAAAACTATCAATGACTTTTTTTTTGAACTCGAAGAGAATTTTCCTAACATGAAAGAAACAATTCAAAAATATAGTTTAAAGATTGAATTTAAAGAAGAAAAAGATAAAATTAAATATATTTTAAAATATTTTGAAAATAATAAAAAATATAAAGATTTTATAACTAATTCAAATGGTGAAGTATTTAAAGATCAAGAAACAGTTGAATTAATACCAGATATTAATTTTTGTAAAATTTGGAATGTAAAATATAAAAGTGATCAAGATAAAGAAAAAATTTGGACATCTATTTGGAAATTTTTACAAATCTTATACATTATTTCAGATTTAGTAAATACAATAATTAGTAAAAAAGTCGATTCAAAAAATGAAGTAGATGTAAATGAAATGATTTCTAATTTACAAAATAATGATAATTCTAATTTAGATTTTTCTCAAATTGGAGAAGCACAGGAAGTAGTAAAAAAAATGTTTGCAGGAGATAATGTAATGGGTGAATTAATTAATGATATAACCAAAGAAGTTAGTAATTTAGATGAAGGTAATTTAATGAATTTATTAGGAAAAGATTCAGGTAAATTACAAAATATTATAGGAAATGTTGGTAAATCAATTGATAAGAAAGTTAATAGTGGAGCCATAAAACAAGATGATTTATTGAAATCAGCCAAATCAATGGAGAAGATGGTTCAAGATAATAATCCTTTAATGGATATGATGAAAAATATGGGTCAAGCCATGAGCAATAATGATGGAGAACAAACAATGCCGGATATGTCTCAAATGCCTGATATGTCTCAAATGCCTGATATATCTCAAATGATGGCAATGTTTAGTAATATGCAAGGTCCTAGTAATTAAAATTATTTAAAATTAAAATTTTATATTTTAAATAAAATATTAATATTAATATAATATATATTATGGAAAATAAATTTTGGACTCAAAATTTTAGTATTTTATTTAAAAATAATAATTGGTTAAAATTTATACCAACTAATAAAATGAATAATATTGAAAAATTAAATTCAATGGCTAGATATTTTTTATACTTAGGTGTAATTTTATATTTTTTTAAAAATGATAAAAAATATTTAATTTTAGGCTTAATGGGGATGGTATTTACGATTTATCTTTATAAAAATAATTATAAAGAAAATTTTAATGATAATTGTACTAAACCTACTCAAAATAATCCATTTATGAATGTTTTAGTAAATGAATATAATGATGATAAGTCTGCTCCATGTAAATTAGATACACCTGAAAAAATAGAAGATTTTAATCAAAAAAAAAATTTTAATTTATATAAAAATGTAAGTGATATTTTTGAAAGAGAAAATTTTGAAAGACATTTTACTGTTCCAACAAAAGATTATATTAATAATCAAACTGAATTTGCAAAGTGGTTATATTCTAATGATACATTATGTAAAGAAGATTTAAATAAATGTATTAATAATGATTTAAGAAGAAATTAAAAAAATTATTTTCTAAATTATTATTATAATGAGTAATTCATCTTTAAAAAATAATTATTGTTTATCAGGAGAAAAAAAAATAAAATATATAGAAAATTTAAATAATGAATATAATACTACACATGGATTAAAAAGTTTTTATTTACAGGAATTAGATAAAAATTTTAATAATAATGAAAAACAATTTAAAACATTGCCTCCAAAAGATTTAAAAGTTTACGATGGACCTAAAGATATTGATAATGAATCTAATATATTAATACCAGAAAGTACAAGGTTATCTGGAAAATCTAGTAATGTATTATCTGGTGTATGTAACCCAAGATAAATACCACAATTTATAGATGTCCAAAATCCAAAAAATATAATTATGGATATTCCAAGAGGTGGAATTTCAACAAGATAAAATTAAAAATATAAAAAATTAATATTTAATAATTTTTAATTTTATTTCTTATGTAATAATATAAAATGAGCTATAACAGATTATTATACGATGATTGCGCATACAAACAAAGAATTAATGAAAGTGTTGCGCCTTTATATTATAATTTAAGTCCTGATGCATATCAAAACCCTAATAATTGTTCACAAGATGATCCTGGATTTTTTATTAGGCAAACATCTAATGTTCCTAGAAATTCATGTTTAGTAGATGTAGAATCTGAATTGTTAGGAGTTCATAGAAACGCATCTACATGTTCAACTAACAAATATCATCCAAAATGTATTAAAACTGAATGTGGTAAAGGTGTTGTAGATAATAATAAACCAACTAAAGGAGGATTACCATGCGATGATTCATGTCACAACTTTGATATTCAAAGCTGTCCAAATAAAATTGTAAATTATGGAGAACAGCCTCCATTTAATCAAGATAGAAACAAAGCATTTAGAACACAACAATGCAATCTTTAAATTTTTTTTTAATTAATTAATTAAAATTAATATATTTAATTTCTTACATATAAATATATTAATGAGTTACACACGATTAATTTACGATACTAAATCTTATCAAACAGATTTACATCAATCGATGGCTACTTTAGATTATAGTTTAAAACCATGGAGAAATAATCATCAAAATAAAGAAGTTGTATATAAACCTGGTTTTAATGTTTCACATTCACCTATTATTTCAAATAAAAGTAATATTGATATTGAATCAGAATTACAAAGATTATATTATAAAGCTACTAAATATCCTGGATATAAGTATTCTCCGGAATGTGATTTAGATTCAAAATGTTATACAGGATATCCTTGTGGTTGTGACGATACAGATTGCAATCATTTACAACAACTTAAAGAAAATAATCAACTTCAAACTGAATATTCTAGATTAGAAATAGATACTCAAAACTTTAAAGATGCTTGTTATCTTCAAAGACATTTTGAACCACTCAATATTGATGAACAAAAATTAAATAGAGTAGTTTATCAAGAAAATACTAGAGGAGGTATGGATACCAGAAATACTTTAAAAGATAATTATAGACAATGTACTAAAAAAAATCTTAAAGACCAAGATAACTTAATTTTAAAATATGGTAATTTAAAAAAATAATTAAATTTAAAGATAAAAATATACACATTTATAATAAAATGCATATTTTTATTAAAAATCAAAAAATATATTATAAAAAAAATCAAAAAGATTCTTTAAATTTAATAACTTTACATAATTGGAAAACATGTTTAAAAAAAAGTGGTTGGGATAATTTTCCAGAAGAATGGAATAGTATTATAGAATTTGATAGATTAGGAATTAAAGAAAATTATGGAGATGGTGATTGTTTATTTCTAGCTATTTCTTATGGATTAAATATTTTTTATCAATTTAAAAATGAAGATAAAAAATTTTCAGTAAAAATATTAAGAAATATAGTTTCTGATAACATAGATGAAAATAATTTTGAAGAAATATTAAATTTTTATAGAATTGAGAAAGAAAATAATGAATTATTAGGAAATTGGAATCCTAATAATATTAAAACTCTAAAACAATTTAAGAATATTATAAGAAAATCAGGAAATTATTTTTGGGGAGATCATTTTACAATATCTATTTTATCAAATAAATTAAAAGTTAATTTTATTGTTTTAGATGGTAATTTTAATAATATTTATAAATTAGGTGAAAATATTAAGCAGTATGAGAATACAATTATTCTTTTTTATGAACAACAAATACACTTTAAATTAGTAGGATATTTTAATAATAATAAAATTAATACTGTATTTCCAAAAAATAAATTACCAGATTCAATATATAGATTATATAAAAAATAATTTATTTTTTTAAATTCTATTAAAAAAATAATTTATTATAGTATAAGATGGAAGTTGGAATTGTTGCTTTAGGATTAGGAGCTCTTGGAATTCATTTTGGAAATAAAGAAGAACCAATAGAAAAGCCTAAAGAAAAATATTTAAATAATACAAATAATAATAATGATCAAACAATTTATAATCATCAGCTTTATGATAGTGTTCAAAATTATGTACAAAAAAAAGCAGATCAACATTTTGAAAAATCTTTAGATCCAGTAAATACAAATATAATTCCGAGTCATTTAAATGATATACCACACGAAGAATTATTTCAAAATTTAGATTTAGAATTACAACAAAAAGCTGAACAAATTTATAATAAAACAATTGAATCTAAAGAAAATAATAATATTCCTCCGAATGCAGTAAATAATTTTTCTAATAATGAATTTTTTCAAAATACAGAAAAAAAAAATTTTTCTCATAATAATATGGTACCATTTTTTGGAGGTTCAATTAAACAGAATACTAATGAATTTATAACACAGACAAAATTAGAAAATTTTACTGGTCAATTTGAAAATGATAGAACTAGTAAAGTTGAAGTTGAAAATATGTTTGAACCAACTAAAGATACTAGTTTTGTCGATGGTATGCCGAGTTTTGATTTTAGAGATAGATATAATGGTTCTAATTATAAACAAGGTGAAAAATTAATGGATGAAATTAAAGTTGGACCCGGTTTAAATATTGGTTCTGATATACAGCACGGAGGCGAAGGTTTTCATTCTACTTGGAGACCACAATATAAAGGTATTGATGAATTAAGAGTTTCTAGTAATCCTCAAGTATCTTATGAAGGTAGAACTGTTGATGGTATCGCCCAAAGTAAAGTAAAAAGATCTGCATTACCTAATGTAAAACATTACAGTCCTGAAACTTATTGGGAAGATATGAATTTAGAAAGAGTATTTACTACTATTGGTGATCAAGTTAAAGAAATGTATCGTTCAAAACAAATTGTACCTGATACTAATAGACAAGAAACTACACGTGAATATAGTGGTGTAGCCAAATATGAAAATGATCAATTAAGAGATATGGAAGATCAACCAACCGTTAAACCTAGTTTTAAAAATGAACAAAAAAATTGTAATATGGGTATTATCAAATCGGTAACAGAATTTATATCAACTGGTGTTGGTAAATCAGCATTTAATTTACCTGAAAATCAAAGAGATTCAACAGCCATCAATAATTTTTTAAATTCACCAAAAGCTTCTTTAGGGTCGGACTATGTTCAGGATCCTTGTGATAAACCAAATCCAACAATTAAAGAATCTACGGTATGTGAAGTTAGACAAGGTCATTTAGGCACTGAATATAAAAATACAGTTTATGATCCAAATGATTTAGCCAAGCTGACTACTAAACAAACTACAGTTGAAGAAGTTAGACAAGGACATATTGGAACTGAATTTAAAAATACTGTATATGATCCGAATGATTTAGCCAAGATGACAACAAAACAAACAACTGTTGAAGAAGTTAGAAATGGTCATTTAGGAACAGAACGTAAAAATACTGTATATGATCCGAATGATTTAGCCAAGATGACAACAAAACAAACAACTGTTGAAGAAGTTAGAAATGGTCATTTAGGAACAGAACGTAAGAATATAGTATATGATCCGAATGATTTAGCCAAGATGACAATTAAACAAACCACTGTAGAAGAAGTTCGAAATGGAAATCTTGGTACTGAATATAAAAATACAGTTTATGACCCAAATGATTTAGCTAAAATGACAACTAAAGAAACTACTGTAGAAGAAGTTCGAAATGGACATATTGGTACTGAATATAAAAATACAGTTTATGACCCAAATGATTTAGCTAAAATGACAACTAAAGAAACTACTGTAGAAGAAGTTCGAAATGGACATATTGGTACAGAATATAAAAATACAGTTTATGACCCAAATGATTTAGCTAAAATGACAACTAAAGAAACTACTGTAGAAGAAGTTCGAAATGGACATATTGGTGCCGAATATAAAAATACAGTTTATGACCCAAATGATTTAGCTAAAATGACAACTAAAGAAACTACTGTAGAAGAAGTTCGAAATGGACATATTGGTGCCGAATATAAAAACACCGTTTATGATCCAAATGATTTAGCTAAAATAACTACAAAACAAACTACTGTAGAAGATGTTAGAGAAGGACATTTTGGCGGAGAAAATAAAAATATAGTTTATGATCCAAATGATCTAGCTAGAACGACAACTAAACAAACTACTGTAGAAGATGTTAGAGAAGGACATCTTGGTGGAGAAAACAAAAATACGGTTTATGATCCAAATGATACAACTAGAACTACTATTAAACAAACTACTGTAGAAGATGTTAGAGAAGGACATCTTGGTGGTGAAAATAAAAATACAGTTTATGATCCAAATGATACAACTAGAACTACTATTAAACAAACTACTGTTGAAGAAGTTAGAGAAGGACATCTTGGTGGTGAAATTAGAAATACTGTATATGATCCAGATGATATAACACGAACTACTATTAAACAAACTACTGTTGAAGAAGTTAGAGAAGGTCATATAGCTTCAATTAATGAAAAACATATAGTTTATGATCCGGATGATGTAGCCAAAACTACACAAAAACATGATTTATCTGATAATGCTTATGCTGGTAACCCAGGTGAAAATATAATGCATGTATCTTATGATAATATGTATAATGCACGTGTTCCAGATAAAAAAGAAATTGTGAGTAAAGGTAGAGATCCTACAAAACAAGGTATAAAAAATGCATCTGGAGGAGAAGATATTAATGTTAGATTTAAATGTTTAGATAATTATTATAAAGACAGAAAACATATTTCAACTAGAAATATTTCTCAAGAAAGAACTAAAGTTAAATTAACTCGATTTGGAAAAGATTTAAAACAAGATGATAGATTAGATGGTTGCCTTTTAGATGCTTTTAATCAAAATCCTTATACACAATCATTAAACTCATATTATTAAATTTAAATAAAAAAAAATATATTTAAATTGTATAACGACATAATGGACAATTAGTATTAATAGAATGTTTATCCCATTGCTCCCAACATTCTAAATGAAAAATATGATTACAATTTAATTTAAATAATTTTTCTTGTTGTTTAAATTCTTCAAAACAAATTGCACATTCATTTTTGTTAGTTTTTTCACCTGGAATTACAATCTCACCTAATGTTTTAATTATTATATTTTCTACATATTTTCTATTGGAATTATTATTTTGATTTTCTGGATTTCTTATATTAATATATTTATTAGTTAACCAAGTTTTTAATTTTTTTGAAAAATTATATTTAAGAATATTTCTTATAGAAATACCTAATAATCCCAAAACTAATATTGTTGTACATAAATATGCAACAACTAAAATAAATTTATTAATGGTTGAATATTTATGTATTCTTGGATTTGTATTTGTATAATTATAATTTTCATTTTGATTATTCATATTAATCTAATTAAAAAATAAATAAAAATAAAAAATAAATAAATCAATTTTATTAATTTTTTATTAGTAAAAATAATAAAGTATTTATTATTTTTTTATTTAAATATATTTATTAGATTTTGCGTTTCTAAAATTTATATTTTTTATTTAGAAATATTAAAAATGGATAACGTTGAGATTAAAAACCTATCGGAAGCCAAAAAAGAATATACGCAACAATTGGTAAATATTTTAAAAAATGAAATTTACAAAGGTATAAATACACTTTATACTTCTGTTTCAAATCAAGATAATTATCTTGAAGAATTTCAAAGTAAATTAAGAGAAATACCAAAATGGAATCAAGATATTATTGATCAAAAATATCAAGATTTTATTACTAATAGTGGTTGTGATTGGTTAGATGAATTATTACAAGCGGTTTTTATTAGTAATACAGCTATTTTAACTACTGTTAAATCTAGAAATCCAATCGAAAATAAGATTGATTTAACTATACCTAAATGTTCCCGATTTATGCATAAATGTTACATAGAATCTGCTAGAGAAATGTTTAAAAATCCTTATTTATTTATGAATGACTTAGATTATAAAAATACACAAAAAAATATGAGAGAAGCTTTAGATTTAATTTCTATATCAATTGAAAATTCTATTAGAAATTTACTTCCTATGAGAGATATATTAAGACAATATTTAAAAGGTGTTGAAATTAATGCTGATAAAGGTACTGATTTCCATTTATCAGATGAAACTATTACGCAAAAACAAAATCCAACTAAAGATGAAAAAATTATTGAACAATTAGAAAATGTTGTAGAACAAATTAATAATAATAATTTACTAGTTGACGAACATGAACAATCAATGCCTGTTGAGACTGAACAAGTAATGCCGATTGATCTGGAAAAAATAGAAGTTGTTGAGTCAAAACCAATAGAAGTGGTTGAGTCAAAACCAATAGAAGTTGTTGAACAAATTAATATAATAGAGGAAAATCTAGATACTTTAAATGAAAAAAACAAATTATTAAATGAAAATATGGAAAGATTAAATGATATTAATAGTGATTCTGAAGATAACGATAATGAAAATGATTTAATAGATTACATGAATAGCTTAAATAAAAATATAGGAACTGAAACTGAAATGAAAATTTATGAAAATGAAACTTTAGTAGATAATAATTTAGAAACTACTGAAAAAAAACAAATTAATATAGCTGATCTGAGTGATAAAAATTTTGAAGAACATAATTTTATTTTAAATAAAAATGAAAACAACGAAATTAAAGTTGAAGAAAAATTAGAAAATAATAATTTAAGTGAAGATAATTTAGAAAATAATAATTTAAATGAAAATAATGATTTAAATGAAAATAATGATTTAATTGAAGATGATTTAGAAAATGATATGTTTGCTACAACACGATATTTTAATAAAAATGATTTTAATCAAATAAATGAAGATATTAATCATGAAGAAAATATAAATTTATTAACGAATACTAATAATAATCAACTCGAATTAAATAATGAAATAAACACAATTATAGAAAATGAAAATAATAATATGGCAACTATATTACCACAAAATGATTTAAATGATTTAAATGACAATATATCTTTAGATGGTAATGAAACTAGTATTGGAAAATATGAATTAAATTTAGAAAATTTAGAAGTTAATGACACATTACTAGAAGTTAATGACACATTACTAGAAGTTAATGACACATTACTAGAAGCTAATAATTTAATTAAAAATTTTAATAATGATAGTGAAATTACTAAAGATATAGATGATATGAAAATTGATTTAACTAATATTAATAATATTGAGGAAAATTTAGAATTAATAAAATCAGAAAGAAAAGAGCCAAATCAAATAGTTATTAATTTAAAAAAAAATAATAATTCTCAAGATAAAAAAGATAATATATTAGATGTATTCGATTCAGGAAGTAATGGAGAAAATGAATTATATCAAGTAGATCTACCAGATGATTTAAAATAAAAATAAAACGCGTGAATTAATAAATTTTTTTTTCATTTTTATAATTATAAAAGATGAAAACAGATTTTCTAAAAAATCCAATTTACGCTGGAGCCGTTGGCTTTATTTTAACAATATTATATATATATATTAAAAATTTATCATCTGATAAAGAATCTGTTGATAACAATGAATACTTTATTACCTCATCTTATGTAGCTTTAATTTGTGGGGGAATTATTTATTTAACACAAAAAAAAGGTATTTTTAAAGAAACAATTCAAAAAGGAAGTAATTTAAGAATTCATACTGGAGTACCTGATTTTTAAATTTGCGTATTTAAATTATAATTAAATTCATATGTAATTTAAATATGGATGAACTTGTTTTAAAAGAATTTGATATGTCTTCAATTCCACAAGATAGTATATTAGTATTTATAGGTAAAAGAAATACCGGTAAATCATTTTTAGTTAAGGATTTTTTATATCATCATCAAAATATGCCAAAAGGAGTAGTAATTTCAGGTACTGAAAGAGTTAATCCTTTTTATGGTAAAATGATACCAAAATCATTTATACATTATAAATATAAACCTGAAATAATTAGAAATGTTTTAAGTCTTCAAGAGGGTATTGTTACTAAACATAAAGAAAAAATAGAAAAAAAGGAAAATCCAAAGGAAAATCCAAATTGTTTTCTAATTATGGATGATTGTCTTTATGATAATAGTTGGAAAAAAGATGAAGGTATTGCAGAAATATTTATGAATGGAAGACATTATAAATTAATGTTTATATTAACTATGCAATATTCACTTGGTATTACACCTTATTTAAGAGGTAATATTGATTATGTATTTATTTTAAGAGAACCTTTAACAAATAATAGAAAAAAATTATATGAACATTATTGTAGTATGTTCCCTACTTTTGATATATTCTGTCAAGTTATGGATGCATGTACCGAAGATTATCAATGTTTAGTCATACATAATGGGTCAAAAAGTAATAAAATAGAGGATCAAGTTTTTTATTATAAAGCTAAACCACATGAAGAATTTAGAATTGGAAATAATAAATTTTGGTCATATCATGATGAAAAATATAATGAAAATAATAAACTTATGAAAAGTGATGAAAATAATATAAATAATGATAAAAAAAATTATCGTGGAAAAAATAAACCTATTATTAATATAAAAAAAATAAAACAATAAGTTAAAAAAAAATATTATTAATATATATAATGAATTTTGATAATATTAATCATGTAAAAATAAATGATAATCAAAAAAAAGCATTTTATGACCCTCAATCTAATACAACTATAATATTTAATAATAATGCAGATAAAGATATAGAAAATAATTCTTATGATAATTCTAATATTAACGGAAATAATAATATAGAACAATATCATAATGATGATTATTCTTTAGTAACAGATAGACCATATTATACACAAAACCTTTCTAAAAATTATAATCAAATTAAAGAAAATAATATAAATGATTTTTCTAGAAATATTGAAAAAACATCAAATAAAATTGGTATTTTAGAAAAATTAATTAACGAACTATCAAATAAATTAAATAATTTAGAATTAAATTATAATAATTTGGAGCCAAATGTATATCACCAGCAAAAACAACAAGTAATTCAACAAATTCAACAAATTGAACAAGAAAAACTAATAACAGAATCAACTCAATCTCCAACATTAAATACAACACCGCAATTTAATCCACCTCCACAGCAACAAAGACAACAACAAATGCAGCAACAAAGACAACAACAAATGCAGCAACAAAGACAACAAAGACAACAAAGCCAACAAAGACAACAACAAATGCAGCAACAAAGCCAACAAAGACAACAAAGCCAACAAAGACAACAAAGCCAACAAAGACAACAAAGACAACAAAGACAACAAAGACAACAACAAAGACAACCACAAATGCAACAAAGACAAGAACAACAAAGACCAAGTAGAAACTCATTTAATATAAATAATTATACCGATTCCGACGATTGGGATTATGATATTCAATGTTCTGATAACGAATGTCCAGATATGAATTGTCCATCTCGAAGTATGTTAATGCGAAGAACTAACCAATGTTGTCCGTCTTGTGTTACTATTAATGGTTCAACAAGTAGATCTGATTTAATTGATTCACGTAATAATAATAAAGGTACAATAAAACAAAGATATGAAAGAATTGTCGAAAACAGAGGTTATGATCAAAAAATAGTTAGACAAATACCAACTTCTACTCCAGGTGTTTATGTTTTACCAGATTTGACTACCGGTCCAAGTGTAACAATTTTACCAGGAGTAACTACAGTTCCAAATAGTCCAATATTAACTTTATCACCAACTTCTACTCCAGGTGTTTATGTTTTACCAGATTTGACTACCGGTCCAAGTGTAACAATTTTACCAGGAGTAACTACAGTTCCAAATAGTCCAATATTAACTTTATCACCAACATTAAATCCAACCCAAACTCCAAAACCAACATAATTATAATATAATATTTTTAAATAATTATATTATAATTTAAAAATATTATTTATTAATAAAAAAAATATTATTTATATATATATATATGAATTTAAATAATTTTGATAATGTTAATGAAAAATATGATAAAATAAGAACTTTTCATGATTTAAATAGTAATACAACATTAGTTTTTGAAAATAATAATAATAATTCCTGGGAAAATGAATATTTTAATAAATCTTTAGGAACAAGATTACAAGTTACTGATAATATTAATAATAATCCAAGTTTACAAAAATATTATGGTAATAATAAATATTTTATTGGTACTTTAAATCCTAATAAAAACATAATAGATTCATTAAATAATATATTAGAAGAAACAAATTTAAGAATTCAAGAATTAGAAAAAACATTAATTCATTTACATAGTAAAGTAAATTTAATTAAAGTTGATTTTAATAAAAGAAATGAAATAGAAAATATAAATAAAGATATAAAAAAAATAGAAATTGAATTTAAAAAACAAAAAATACAACAACAGCAAGTAATTGAACAAATTATGATTCAACAAAATTCAAATACACCAATGCCAACTAATAATCAGGAGCAAATATTTGAACCTATACAAGAACAAGTAATAAATACTACACCTACGCCATTTGTTTCAAGAGTTAACCAAGTAATGCAGCAACAACAGCAACAACAACAACAAAAGAGATCACAGCAACAACAACATCAACAACATCAACAACCGCAACAACAGCAACAACCGCAACAACCGCAACAACAGCAACAACAGATATCACAACAACAGCAACAACAGACATCACAACAAATACAACAGCAACGGCAACAACGGCAACAACGGCAACAGCAGCAACAGCAACGGCAGCAACAGCAACAGCAACAGCAACAGCAGCAACAGCAACAGCAACGGCAGCAACAGCAACGGCAACAACGGCAACAACAGCAACAGCAACAGCAACAGCAACGGCAGCAACAGCAACGGCAACAACGGCAGCAACAGCAACAGCAACAGCAGCAACAGCAACAGCAACGGCAGCAACAGCAACGGCAGCAACAGCAACAGCAACAACAACAACAACAACAACAGCAACAGCAGGTTAGATGGGATGATTTAAATACTTATGAAAAAAATAAATTATCTAAATATTTAACTATGGATAAACAAAATTTGAATAGTATAGGTGAAAATTTAATGATGGAGTACGTACGAAAAGTTGATGCAGATATGAATGAGGATGAAATTAAGGAACTTTGGAGTGAATTATTAGAAGAAAAAAATTTATCATTCTTAGAAATATTACTCAACTATATTATGTCTTTAATAACCGATGATATAGAGAAAAAAATGATGGTAGAATTTTTTAAAAAATAATTTACTATAATTTAAAAAAATAAATAATTTATTTTAATTAATAATTTATTTTAAATAATTTATTTTAATTAATAATTTATTTTAAATAATTTATTTTTTTTGTTAAACTAATATATATATATAATGCCTTATTATAATTTCGAACCATATCCAAGTGAATATTTTAATAAAAAAAAAATAAATAATTTAAATAAATGGGAAAAAATTGAAAAAAAAAGAGAACAAGATTTACAAAATTTTTTAAAACAATGTTCGAATAAAAATGAAGATATTTTACAAAATACTAAACCTATTCAACATGAAATGATTAATAAAAATTAAATTAAAGTTCTATCTTTTATAAAAGGACTAGGTTTCTCAAACATATCTCTAAAAATTTCACTAGGTTTCATTAGATTTTCTTGTTCTTCTTTAAATGTTCTAGGAACAAATTTATATTCCACTTTATTTTCACAAACACATTTTGATTTTTGATAACCTATCGTTATCATAATAGCACCTATAAAAATTACAATTAATCCAAATATACTCATATATAATATATAATTATATTTTAATTAATTAAATATATCATTTACAATATTTTTTAAATTTTTGTCTGATGTGGTGTCATCCTCTAATACTAATAATTTATTTTCATCTTTATTTACATCAACTGAAACAGATGAGTTATTTTCATTTAGTTCAATTACTTCAACATCATTTTTATTAAAATTAATCTTTTTTTCATTATTTTTAATGGCATCCTGTTTCATTTCTGAAACGCGCTCATCAAAATAAACATCTTTTTGAGATTGGTTTTCATTATGTGTTTTAATTAAATTGTTAAGTCCTTCATCATTATAATCATCATTTCCAATAGAATCTGGTTCAGGATTAAAAATTGACCATTTTCCAATTTCACATTTAAAAATGTGAAATGCAGGTTCTAATCTTCTTAAAGATTTTGCTTTTCTATCTGCCATATCTGGTGAATCATAAGCACCTCTTATTTTAAATCCTCTTAAATTACATTTATAATTAAAATCTTTGTTAAAATCTTCTTGAAGCTTTTCATCATAAGTATATTTGAAATTTTCATATTCATTTAAAATTTCTAAATCTAAATCATATTTTTTACAAACTGATTTTAAAAATTTTGTAAAATAAAATTTTTCTTTTTGTTCAAATACATCACTTAATGGTTCAGCAAATGAAACTAAACCATATTTTTGACCTGAAATTGAAGGGTCTTCATATAGGAAATCAATTTCTTCTTGTTGTTCTTCTTGTTGTTCTTCTTGTTGAGACATAATATAATTATTAATTAATTATTTTTCTTTAAGTAAATTTTACATACTTGCAATATATTCCCATTTTAATTCTTTACAAATATTTAACCATATTTTATCTTGTTCTTCCAGTTTATTTCTACTTTTTAAAAGTGGGAAGCATTTAATATATTCATCTAATCCTAATAATTCTACAAATTTATGTAAAACGTATGAATATGACAAAAAATTAACACGTTTTTTAGGACAATGTTTCATAAATGGATATTGTATTTCTCTAAACATAACTCTTAATTTTTCTTCAGTTTCTCTGGTCATTGTAGGAGGTGTTTCTCCATTTAGTCTATTCAATATATAAGCTGTATGTTCATAATATTTATTTAAACCTAATTTTTTAAGATATTCTCTAATTTTATTAGGTGAAACCTTCGCCATATTTAAAATTCTTGCTTTTTTAATTTCCTGAATTAATAAATCAAAAACTTCTTGTGGAATATCAGTAGATTCCTTTGCCTGAAATTGACTTAACCATTCATTAAAATGGTTAATTCTTTTGTAGGCAAAGTAATTATTCTCAGGTATTGATTCTTTGTATGAAGGTTTGTTACTAGTCGTAGTATGTAATTTTGAGAATCCACAAGTAGTACATACTATAATACCATCTAATTTTTTTATTTCCATTTCAGTTTGACAACTATCGCATATTTCTTGTTTATTTATAGTTGTCGGAATATGATCTACTTCTGTAATCATTAAAAATTTATCTAATATTTTTGCTTTATTAACTGATTTTTTATTATTATTGTTAATTTTTTTTTTTTCTCCATTTTTATCAGATTCCTGATTGAAATAGTAAGAAATACTTTTGGTTTTTGTATTAATCATATTATTTCCAGATTCATCAGAGTCATCACTTTCATTATCAGGAAGATTTTCTTTAGGACAATAATATTTATATAATAAATCACTTGTTTTTAAGAAATAATCATCTTCTTCTTTATTATTTTCAATTTGAGATATTTCTTCCACAATATCAGATATTTTTTTTTCAATTAAGAAAATTTCTTCAAAATCAGTTTCTTTTTCAAGAATCTTTTTAAGATTATTTATTTCTTTTTTTTTTTGAGGTAAACTTTTTTTTCTTTCTTTAAAATTTTTTATAATATCTTTATGTTTTGCATCTAATGTTTTTCGTAAATCAGAACTTTTATTTTTATTCATTATATAATTATTTTTTAAGAAATTTTCTTTAAATATAATTTTTTTTTTTTTTTTTTTTAAAAATTTTTTTAAAATTTTTTTTT